AGACTTGCTATGCAGCCTGGTTTAAATAAAAGCAAACTAGACTTCTTTAGAGACAAGTATCTTGATAGAGCGAAGAATGGAGAGCTTAATCAGTTCTTTGGTCAAGATATAACAACGTTTTCTGATTCGGATTTAAGATACCTTATCGACCATAGATTCTTCTTTAAGAATACAAAGAAAGGTCCGTAGCCTCTTGATTGTTTCTATGAGATAACACCAAAGAGCAGTACGTTTGTATACAATGGGTATACGTATAATTCTATTATACTAAAACCTACAGGAAGATTTTCTAAAAGAAGTAATGCTACTCCAAGTAAAATCTATGACGATAGGTATGATTTTTAGAGAAAAGAACAAGGATATTAGCTTACAGATAAATATAAGGACAAATACTTTGACTAGGAGATAAATTAGAACTCAGATATCAGAGCACTTTATGACATGCTTACTAGTACAATGAAGCAAATGTATGAGAAAATACCAGCCATTAAATCTGGCTATAATAATGCGCTTCCTTAGATAGAAGGCACTACGGCTATGCTATTATCAAGAGTAGTTAAAGGACCTAATTCAGCTAAAGATACGTTTGGATATATCTGTAAATCTATGGTAAGTATAATGCCTAGTGATACAGATGTCGAAGTAAAGGGTTCGAAACAAAGAGTTACTCCTAGTGGAGAAGATGAAAGTACTGTTCCTATTAGATTTGTCAAGCGATTGGATAATCCGGAATACATAAGTTCGTCTATCTGTAGTAATGTTATACAGTTTGTAGATATGGCTAAGAATTATGAAGGTAAAATGGAATTGCTGCCGGAAATTCTTGCTATATAGAAACAGCTTAATCCAGAATATAGAGAAGATAAATATAAAAACTCTAGATCAGGAAATGTTTACAAACATTTCAGGAAGATGGATAAGTATAGTAGCCAGAGAAGCGAAGAAGCAATAAACACACTTCTTGAAACATAGTTCTATGGTAAGAATGTGGTATCAGGTCTTACTAAAAATAATGAGAAGAGCGATACTGCAAGAGCTTTGATATCTAGGGCAAAAAGATACGGCTCTATCCATATGCTTGGTCTTAACACGGCTTCTATGACTGTTGGTGCATTAGATGCAAACTTACAGATATTTAAGGATTCTCTCGTAGGTAAATATCTTACTATGAAAGACTTCGGCTGGGCTATAATTAAATTGCTGAGTCCTAAAACTATTATGAATAATTTTAGGGGATTAGGAAAATCCTAGCCAACAACTAAAGAAGGAGCCTTAATGCAGATGAATCAAATAAGTAAGAATAACTCTGAAATATTTGAAGGTTTACATAAAGGTTGGTTCAGAAGATTTTGTCTTAAATACCTTATGATGGGAGGTTATACTCTAGGTGATTATATGAATAACTCTATAGTAATGATGTCGTTCTATCATCACACTAGACTTTTTGAAGATACATCATATGCTGGAGTTAAGCCTGGATTCTATACTCGTAATCAACTTATAAAAGCATTTACTGACGCTGGATATACAAAAAAGTAGGCTAAGGCTGTATATTCTGACTTACATACAACACTATACGACGCATATGATTGGGAGCCTGGTGATTATTTACCAACCATAAATAAGGCGTTTGCAAAATATTTGAATAACAAGATAGCCAAGAATGTAAAGAACAAAATTGCCCAAAGAACTGCTTTTTATAATGGTGTCATGCCTGCAACAGAAGTGTCCAAGGCTAGGTAGAATTTGTATACTGCTATGATGTTTATGATGCGTAACTTTATCGTAGGCAATATCTACGAAAGAATGCAGAATGCAAACGATTACATCGTAAAGGAATTGGATGAAAACGGAATTCCTGTAAAGAATCCTAAGACAGCTGAAGAGGCTTAGAGCTACGGATATTATAACTATGAAACCGGAGAAATAGAAAGAGGACATTATACATCTATAGCTAACTTGGTTAGGAGATATGTAACCAATTGGATTTACGGATTACGTTCGTTACTGTCTAACGACTAGGCAAAGAAATAGGAATACGAAGAAAAGAGAGAAAAGCTAAAAGGTATAACATAGCTTGAAATTGAAGGTGTTAAAGCAGTGTCTGCCGATATTGCTATCTGCGCAGCTGCTACGTTAGGTTCTATATTCTTAAAGATGAAAGCTGATGAGGATAAGTCGTGGTGGATACAGTATCTATACTTGGTATCACTTCGTCTTGCAGAGGCTAGAGGTACAAACCTTGACCCAACAACTGTTGCTGACTTTGTGGGATCTATTACAACATTGTAGTCTGTATGGAATGACTTTGGAACAGGATTCACTTACATGCTTGACGCAATTGGTCTTACTGGTCATAATCCTACTGACACAGTAAAGTCTGGCGCATATAAAGGGTCTAGCAGATGGTTTAGAGATATGATGAAGATGGTTCCATTTAGTAATTTGTACGAAGATGCCAACTATAATACATTGAGAGCTAAATAGAATTACTACAGAAATAAATACTGGTATTTACATTTGTTTGGAAACGATTCTACAGGAAGTTCTTCTGGCGAACCTGTAATGCCTGACGACTACAACAACGACAACGATTCTTTTGGGGAAGAATCGTTTGACGCCGGATAGGATTTTGGAGGCGGATCATTTGATGCTGGTGGAAGTTTTCAGCCATAATGACTCTATCTGAAATTCACCGAATTATCGACGACTCTTTTGAAAAAAAATAAGGGGAGGGACTGCTCAATTGCAATCCTTCCCCTTTTGTTTTGCCTGTAAATATGTCATCAATTGTATATTGGAAATCTTCCAACGGCATTTCTTTATTCACCATTAATACACAGGGCATATGATTAATCACATTTATGACATTATCATTATAGCCCCAAAAAGATGCTATTTTCAAGCAATCTTTTAAGTCTAAATCACAGTTACCTGTAATAAGACTTTTCCGTTTTCCCGTCAGAATAAATCCATAAGCTACACAATTTGTACTATCAATCATTTTGTATCTAGTCGTATGTAAGTTCTTACACTTCTCAATACGATTAATACGGTTAATAGAATTTTGCGTAACTTTATCACACTTGAACAACATATAAATTATAGGCATATCTGTCGGGTGATCCAGATCTTCTGTAAAACACCCAACGAACTGCTCATCAATATCTGATGGCAGTATGTCTTCATCAAGTAGCGGAATTGCTACTTTGTCGAAATCTGTCATAGGTTTAAAGTTTCACTACCGTCTCCAGTATAGTAATCATAGCTATGGTCCCAGTTGCCTGTTCCCAAATGCCATAGATAAATTCTCATGAAATCATATATTGTTACACCTCTAGAAGTAACTTGTGGTGTAGCCAATTTGAATACCCTTATTTCATTACTACCTGTTGTATCGATAGCTATGATATAGAATTCAAATCTCCATTTATCGATTTCGTCATTGCTCAATTCTAATACATTAGCCAGGTACCAATATACTGCTTTCTGATAAAAACACAATTGCCTACAGTAATCAAATTCTTTCATACTGTCTTCAAAGTGCCATAACTTAGCTGTAGTTTTGATATCCATAATTGTGCACGTCTTTGTGTCAAAGTTAAATGTACAACTATCAAGTAATGATTTACATGCAATAGGAGTAAGTGCTTCATGATTCAATTCGTCTTCGACCAAATAATCCCAGTTTATCTGGAACTCATGATATACGTGTATACTGCCATGCTCACCGGCTCTTCGTATTAGTTGTCTTGCTAACTTATGTTCTCCAACATTATGCTGAATCTTCATAAGCTGGTCTAAGTCGTACTGAGATATAAGTATTTTCTTAGACTTAATAGCTTCGATATAATCCTTATACTCTACGCTTATTTTAAGCGCTTCTGAGAGGATTTTATCTTCACTCTTGCCAACTATACTATAAGACTTGCGATAAGCCTCTGAGAGCTGTTTATTTAGCTCTATTTCAACGGTATTTATTAAGTTTTCACAGAACTTTTGTGCTTGCGCACTTTTAGGCTTATCGCCATCGAACAGAACGTAATCATTCCAGAATTGATCTGGCTGAAGCAGGAACTCATGTATCATGGTTCCTTTACGTAACTGTGGCAAATCTAAGCCTTTCTCTTTACCATCCAGCATATTACGAAAATAGGCCGGTCCTTTGTTTAAGAACCAGCCTATCGCACTATTGCTAATGCGTGTATTATCTTCGTAGTATGGAATGTCGTATTCCGGTATTTTGTACTCTGGTGTCTTCATTAGCATCCTGAGCAACAATTACAACAAATGTCTTCAGAGAACTTAGTCTTCTTAACGTTCTTGTGATTGTTCTCTTTACAAGAACGAGCATGAGGCTTTATGGTACCTTTTGAAGAAAGGTTCATATCCTCAAACAGCTCTTCGAATGTCGTAGTAGGATAGTCATTTGCCTCTTTTACAAAAGATGCAATGTTATCAAAACTACATACTTCGAAATTGTCCTTGATAAAGTCTGTTAAAGATTTAACTTCTTTTTTGTCGTTAAGTTTGTCATTCAATACCTCCATTATAAGAGATGGAGACATCTCATCAAACTCACGCCAATAGCGGATACGAGAACAACGGTCTATCAGGTATTCTGATATTTCATCGTCATCGTTACATGTAAACAAAATCATATGCTTACCCTTAGTATCAGAACCATCCAATACCTGTAACAATACAGAATCGTCATAATCCGCAAGAACTTTATCAAGTTCGTCGAACAAGAAGCAAACGCTTGTGTCGCCAAGCTTTTCTACAAGTTTTCTAAGGATATACGGACGTATGTTTTTGTCTATATTTATAATTGGGAGACCGCTCTTATTGGCAATTACCTTAGCCATTACAGTCTTTCCAGAACCCTTTAATCCTGCAAGCATCACACCAGTAAATCCGCTTTCAGACAAGTTATAGCTATTGATAACCTTATCTATAAAGCGTTCGTCACGCTGTGTACAATATACCTTAGAAGGTAAAGATAAGCCGCTAGACTCTTCGAGTGAAATTTCGTCAGTATAACGGTCTACACTAATATTGTAAACCATTCCTGGAGTTAAATCACACTCAAGACCTTCTGTGTTAAACTTAAAGTTTATGCTCTTACCTACTTTCAAAAATTTCTTTTCCATATTTACTGATATTATAATACTCAAATATTGGTTTTTATCTCTTCTATCATCTCGTCTACCTGTTTGTGGTTACGTACGAGATAACATTTCATTTTACTTCGATGTCGCTTAAGATAGTGCTTAAACAATTTCCATCTAAGAGGGAATGAATCTCCCATAAGACCTTTACATTCTACTACAAACCCATTTCCTATGAAGTCAGGTAGATATGTTAAAGGTCTTATTTTTTCGCCTAAATACTCGAATTTATCCAGTAATACGAAATGCTTTGGCTCATATTTAACTGGTATTCCAGCTTTCATAAAAGCTTCATAAGTATAGCATTCGAGCTTACTCCTAAAATGGAGACCATACTTATCGACTTTAGTCGCATTCCGTACTCTGCCTTTAGATTTCTTGCCTATCATAATAAAAATTCTTTCCCCTTATCTTGGATACAGAAGTTCTATTAAAATAGACAATTTCGCCGTCAGTTACTTTTTGTTCACCTCCATGATGGACACATACGCATATACATCCATCATCACTATAACTATCCCAGATAGTCATCTGCAATTTGTTTGGAAGATAAATACGCATAAATCCACCTTTGTCAAGATGAATTTTCTTAGTCAGCTTTTTTGTAAGCCATTTATGCAATAGAGGAGACATTACTGCACCTCCCAGCACACCTAATAGGCATCCTATTACTACATCAATCATATTTCTGTAACGTTTTTGTTAACCAGTCTTTCATGGTGCTAAATCCGTTGTCACGAACAGCATCTGATAGATCTTTGGCTTTAAATTTCTTATTAATGAAAAAAGCATCTAACTTGTATTGTTTACTATATTGTCTAGCCTTAAGCATACCTGTTTGATCTCTATCATACAGTATAACTATATGTTTCCATTTGGAACGTAGAGACCTGAGTATATCTTCAGGTATAAACACTGTCTCACTAGCAGCAGCTATTGCATTAAAACCCATCTCGTAGCAACACATCACATCTTTCAGTGATTTTGTTATTATGAGTAGGTCGCCTCCTTCCTTAGGCAATTCGGATAATCCCTGTACGTGCCGATTCGTCAGATTGGTACGCCATTTAGTAAACTTGGAAGCAAGTGGACGATAAATCTTAAACTTATCATACACTTTATATGCATACATAGGACTATTCTCTTTGTAGATACTTCGGACGATACTATTACAAAGAAAGTATTTAATGCTGAACACATTGAACTTTTTTAGGGTGTCAATATGTATTCCGAACTGTTTCCAGTACTGTTTGTCTACATTGGTAAACGGCTGTCGAACTATTCCGATATCGGTATCACCTTTCGGCTTATCATACGTATTTGTCCTTACGATTGTATTAGGATTTATTCTGCGTACGATTCTCAATAATTCTCGTTCAAGTTCTTCTCTGGTAGTTATACCTTTGTATTCTTTTAGGAACTTCAAAGAGTTTCCACACTCTCCGGTTCCAAGGTCTTTCCATAATAGTCCTCCTGTTTTGGAATGAAATATTCCAAATGAAGGATTCTTGTCTCCAGACCTTAAAGGACTATTCATAAGTTTTCCAACTTTGAACTGTCCCAGACAATACGTATAGATGTCTAAATCATTCACTTTGTCCAAGATGTCTCTCAAGGACATAGTAATTGCTGTTCTAGTACTATACATAACTTATAAGTTAGTGGAAAGTATCGGATTCGAACCGATAAGCAGGGTAGTGTTTCTTTTAAGCTTGCACACATTCCAATCTATCAATGCCCTTGTTTTACCATTAAACTAACTTCCCTAAAAACGAGCAGTTTAATGACATGCTCAGGTCTACGTTGACGGACGTATAGCAGTTTACGGAGATGCTAAGCTCGGACTTTAGGTTATTCAAACCCGCACTTACGTAGCGTACACGCGTATGAAATCTGATGCCAGATGAACTGAGCATCATAGATAATGTCGGCCTTCGCAGGCGAACAGAGCTATTACTTTCACAAGCTGTAACTCTTCTTATCATCAGAAATGTTGTGGCTCTGTAGGGATTCGAACCCTACTGGACTGTTGTCTATATAACAAATAAAACATGATAAAAACCTCGATTTGGATAGTTTTCGCACACGTCCATGCTTGTGTCTCACGACACCCTGCGAGCCTTATTGGAGGCATTTCACCTCCAAAGGGTAACTGAATTACCTAGCTCCACCAACGCCCTTTCATGGCAGTATTACCTCCCTGGGGCGTATCCACTTGCTGTATAGTTTGACACTCCTGCTATGTAAACGGTATAAGAACCATTTACCGGATTTCATACAATCAAGTAGTATTTCTATTTCTTCAGGCGTAAACTCCTTAAAAGGGAAGATCTGATGCGCCTGCTGCATCCGCAGTTTCCGGAGTAACGGTTGGTGGTACGTTAAGCGGATCGTTGTTCTCCTTATCGGCAACAACTGGTCGCTCCATAAGATCGTTCTTAAAGAGCTTAATCTGCGAATCTGTATTAGACATGTCTTCAACGAAGATTCCGAGCTTACTTACTTGAGTATAGCCCTTCTTGTCATAGATAACCTTCAAACGGAGCTTTTTCTTAGTAGCAATCATAGGATCAAGCATCTGCTTTGTCCAGTCAATCATCTCCTTGAATGTAGAAAGCTCTGCATCTGGTCTCTGTGGGTAGAAACAATCAAGAATCTGGCAAACTCGTCCAAACTGAGCGTTATCACGCTTCTGCAAGTCTTCGTCTGTCTTAATATACATTCCCTTTGTGTTCTTCCATTCCGTCATAGTAGCTGTCTGACCATTCTCATTCTCAAATACAATCTCGAGAAAATCGAGACCCTGAGGAGACTTGTTACAGTTTACCTCTTTAAGAGTGATGTTCTGGTTGATGCCTACTGGCATATAACTACTATTACTAAATTCTTCGTTGTTAATTGCGGCTGTCTTTGTACTAAACATAATCTCTATTATTTTAATATACGTAATGCTAACATATCAAGTTTATTCTCAGCATAGTATGCTGTTGATCGAACGAACCGATATACTAATTTACTTAAATATTCTATCCCAATGTGTTGTAAGTGTCCCATCTTCATTACCTTCTGCAATAACGATATCCTTTCCAGCTATGTGTCTTGCACGAGCCTCCATGATGGTATCAGATGTACCACCCTTAAAGGATATATGTGTTTCATTTCCTTTGCGATATACATAACCAACCGCATCGGCTAATCCACACACGATTTTACTCAGCTTACCAACTAAGTCGAGCTCTTTTGCAGAAACTTCAACACCGTCCTTTTCAGTTACAGTGTCTTTAACGTGACCTACAAGAATAAATTCGTCACACAAATCTCGGAACATATCAACTACCTTCTTTACTGCGTCTCTAAGATACTTATAGCCAGCACCGTTAGGTAAGGTTGTTACGTCTGTGCCGTCCCATTTCTTACCCATTGGAGTTTGACGATAGAGTGTACAAGCATAGCTCATACAAATATCCTCAAGTCGTGTAGCATTATCGATAGTGATATGTTTATAGAAATTATGGCCTACTTCTTTATTCTTGGCACGAATGGCACTTGCTGCTTCTCCTAAATCATTGATCGTACGACACTGGATGGCCATCGCATCAACGAAGACAGAGCCTCCCTCAAGGTCTATGATAAGGTTATTATCCAGCTGTGCAAGACAAGATGTCTTACCAGCCTTTGGAAGACCATAGAGTATAAGATATCTAGGATTTTCAGAAACTGCAGGAATTTTACTAGTAGGTAATGTTAAACTCATGATACAATGATACTAAAAGTTTTAATTAAAGCTTAATATTAATACTAATGATTGTCTTCTTAATCTCTGGACTAAGTGAAGAGATGAAGTTGTAATCACTAAAATCAGAGTAACTATAAATGTCGGTACCAATCTGAATCTCATCATTGTAGAAAATGATAGGGAGACCATTCTCAAGACGGTAAATCTTACCGAGCTTAATACCCTTCATAATACTCTTCTTCTTGCCATAGTTAGCAAGAATATCACAAGCCTTTGCGAACAAAGCGTCGCCCTTCAGAGGCTTGTAGATATAAGTATGATCCAACTCATTGAACATGGCATCAATCAGATTATCGTCTTTCTTCTTTGTGTTAAACAAATAAGAATTGTTCTTCTTTACAGTAGAAAGAATAATATCATCGAGAATCTGAGAATAAATGTTACCATTGTTAGTGTTCTTAATGTTGTTGTCAGTAAACTTAATATCGTATGTTGTCATAATTCAGCCTAAATTTTAATTGCTTAACTTTCTATCAAGTTGTTATATGCTAAGTCATTCTGGAATTCAAGTATGCAGGGCTTTCCTGCGTCTCGATTCTTCAAGATGTGTAAATACACCTTGTTCTGAGTAGGTAAATGGCTCGGGCCGTATTCTTGTATTCCAAGAATTTCAGGCCTATGAATAACTATAACATAATCGCTAGCTTGAAATAAAGCATCAGCAGATGAAATGTCGCTTCTCATAGGATAATGCGACAAAGGATTGTTTATTCTTTCTGGTGATTCAATATTTCTATTCATCTGTGCTAGTTGTAACACTGATGTCATAGGATACTTTTTGGCACTTATGAAAACTCTTTCGAGCTCTTGCATGGTTTCTATAACGCTGCCTATCGGCTTCGTCAATAGAGCATGGTCATACATTATCACAAAGTGCTTATCGGTACCCTTTATATATGTATTATAGAAATACTTAATAATGTCTTCTGCTTCCTTGGGAGTTGTAGGATTATCTACAAACCATATAGGATACTCCTTTAGTTGATTAGATACTGAGATGACTTTTCTGAAGGTATCGTCATCTAGGTCCGTTTCCGAACTATACAAAGTCGAAGTCGTTTTCCTAAGCTTACTAGAAAGCGTTCTTCCAACTTGCCTAAATCCAACCATCTCTAACGAGAAAATCAGAATCACTATTTCTTCACCAGGATTCAAATCAACAATATCAGTTGAGATCTCATTAGCAAATGAGCTCTTACCACTTCCTGAAATACCAGCTATGGTGTAAACGGTATTAGGTTCAATACCTCCCATACACTGCTTATTAAACTTAGCCCATCTAGTCTTTAGAGATGTTATAGAGTGATCTCTGCGACCAGATATGTAGTTTATCGCCTCTTGAGCTACAACTGACATTGGTCTTATAAGATTAGATAAGTTCTGTTCCATAAGTCGATTCCTCAATTTTAGAGTTGTCTTGCATTTCTTCCTCAGATTCTTCCCATTGATGGTCTACGAGCCATCTCCACATCGTCTTCATGTAACTTAGTTTACCCTCGTTAGTCTTTTTCTTCATTTCGAAGTCGAGACACTGAATAAGATGCTGAGCCATAGCTTCGCTTTGACCTACATAAACATTAAATAAATGTCTACACTTGTTAACGTTGGCTCTCAGATAGTTTTTAGTACCATCTGGTCGTAGAACGTATATTGGGTACATTTCATAGAACAGATCGAAATAGTCCTTTTTTGGGCGGACTACATCCTTAAGCGTATCTGTTGCATGATATGTAATTGACTTACCTCTCTCGATCGAGGTAATAAGTCCCTGAGAAATTAAGTTTGATATTTCTTCGTCGCTAACTAGGCTGACAATTTTGCGGACGTCTTGATTATAAGTTTTTTGATTCTTATCCAATACCAAACTTAGGAATATTAATTGATTTGAATTTAGTCCTGGAATATCCAGGAGTTTTGTGTTTAGTTCAATAATCATCTTATATACGTTGATAAACGATTAATCATCGAATATTGTCAACTGGCGATTAACAAACTCACTAGCTATCTTTTTTGCTTTGCTAATGTAGTACTGGTAATCCAGATGACGTTTCTCTATTGGTGTGGCATCTATCTTGTTAAGAAGTCGGACTCCATATTCTGTTATTTTTGTTTCAGAACGACTTTCGTACATTTTGTCTTTAATTCTTATAAGATAGTAGCCACTGCTTGACGCGTAATATCTATTAATACGTTGAATCTGTTTTCCTCCATATTCAACTTTTGATTCCTTATTTACGCTTTGTGACATTAAGAAATCACGGATATCTCTATCCTTCTTAATAAACTCGTCTATCGGTTCATTGTTCAAAAAATAGTTTATCACAGCTTTGGAGATAACAACTGGTGTCATGCTGTTGTTAAGACCAATTTCTGTGATAAACCTGCCTTTCTTTTCTATCAGTCTCGGATCTCCAGATTGGGAATATCCTTTGCGAACACCAAAGTAATTGTTCACGTCGTACTGATAAAACGACTCGTAATCATCGGATTCGAATGTCAACTGGGTTAATTGCTCAACTTCCTTAATCGCATCGGCTATTGCGAAGCGGGCGGATTTGTCGGCAATGTAGACGACACCATCTGTATTGACTTGTACAATCTTACAATTCAATGCCAGAAGCCTGTCCACCAACATAAGTAGTATAAGTTGCCCATTTATACGTATCTTATATACGTTAAGTGGATCATAAGCCCAGCTACTTTCTTGTTGCATCTTTCCTGTAAGAGCATTAAGAGCCTGTTTAAATGCCTTAGACTTTAATAACTCTCCATTACGTTTGGCAGCCAAGCGCTCCTTGTATAGAACGCTGTACACATTCCAAAAATCTTCTCCTAAGTGAACCGGAAGCCAATGGTTTATAATGGCTAGCGAAGGATACATAGACGTAACGTCGGAGTGTCCTATAAACTGTTCAGCTGTAGGTTTGTAGACTCTAGGTTCATTGATGGTGTGTATACCACCTTCGCCTATAGAGTAGCAAATGTTTGAGAGAACAAACTTCTTCTCATAGTTTTCTTGTTTCTTATCAGACTTACTTGCGTTGCAAGTAGCATTCTTTACATCCAATAAGACTTCTTTCAACTTTGGGTTAGAATATTGTATAAATGGGAGTATGATGTCACCTAGACGAATATTTCCGACTTTTCTGGTACGGGTTTTTAATTCGTCTTTTGTAGTTTTGGCAATATCTAGAGTTTTTCGCAAGAGCACTTCTTCTCCAAATCGTACGCCACTCATCGACAGTGCATCAAACCCCCATTCTTTTTCTACTTCAAGACGTAGTTCTACATCTTCTTTTACTTTATTAAGCAAAGTCTCAGTAGCTTCTACGTCGTTCACATTATACTCTATCATAGCGTCAATATCACATTCCTGGATCTGCAGATCAAAGCTTCCTTCATACTCTTGTACATTTGGCATATGTAAGAGTATTTCTATTTCTTTTAAGCTTTTCTGCTGTTTGGCACTATAGAGCATCAACATAAGATCAAACGAATAGAAGTAGTTTGAATACTTATATACTTTAATCTTATCAATATTTCCTGTTTTTTCCGAACTTATTATTTCTTTACTAAGATAATAGAGAGAACTACAAATTCTCGAGTATCCTAGTCGCTTCATTCTGCTGCAGAAATGTATAATGTAACTTATGATTATGTCATCATAATGCTTATTGTTGTAGCCGCACATTATATGATCAGTTCTGTTGGTGTAGAAGAAGTCAACTAGTTCTTCTAGTTGATTTTTACGACAGGATATCTCGAATTTATATAGTTTATGACTCTCTGAATCTTTACAAGTACAATGAAAACAGTTTGGAAAAACTTCTATGTCATATAGAACTACTGGTCTTTCCTTTACTATCATAGTTCCCTAGTGAGGGTTTGCACCTCGCAGTCATATCCTTTCGGAGCACACTAGGGTGACCAGTGGTGTCCTGGTCGGTTTTGAAGAAGTTACGCCTTAAGCTGCCATTCGCATTTTATTTGCGCCTGGTAACAGAATTCGTCCTGTCTTCTTGCGATGGTCTTTAAGGTTTGTACAAATAAGATTACCGCGCTTTGCTTTTACCTTATTTGTCTCCTTACGAGCCATCTTGATGACTTTGCTGCTTTCTGGAAGATTGTTTACTCCTCCATGCTTAGCAGTTTCGCCATTGTCTTTTATCTGAGCAATTTCTTGCTCATGGAACAGCTCATTAGTAGAAGAGAATCTACCAATAAGTTGTAATTTGTCATATTTAGATACAACTAAGTCTCTAATATGTTCTTCTGCGGCATTCTTTTCTGCTTCCCAAACCGGGAACTGCTGCGCGTAGAACAAATCGTCTTTCTTAACCGGGCACGGGTGCTTTCGCTCCCATTTCTGCAACTTGTGTTGAACATACCCTTCCATGAGCTCTGTATGGTTAAGCTTCGTAACCTTTCTGCGAGATTCAATTTTGATCGAATCACGTTTTAGCAGTATGAACCAAGGTTTCTTCCGGGAAAGACCATGGATACAATGTTCTTTACAGAACTTAGAAGTAGTTCCGTGAGACTTGTTAAAGTCTTTAAGCCACTTCTCTTTGATGTCACGATATTTTTCAACATAATCGTCCAAATATTGATTATTCTGGGTATTCATAACGTTGCCTCCTATAATTAAGCTGCCTGTTTAACTGACTTTTGTTTAATTTCTTTAACCTGCGTAGGCTTCTTGTTTACGGCTTTAGCTTTAACTTTGAGCCCACGACGAAGCTTGCGTCCTTCAGCCTTAGAGCCGTGACGGAAGTTATATGTGTTTTTATCGAGTGTCTCCTTAGCCTTCTTCTTAGCTCTACGGAGATTGTAGAAGTTAACACTAGCGTTCTTTGAGCACTCGATGGTATGAGGATCTCCTCCCTTCTTGTGCTTGTTGTGATTGCCTGACATATCTATGCCAGCCTCCTCGAACGGAGACTTATCATCAGAACGATACTGATAGAATGTAGCATTACCTACAAGATCGCGCAGTTTTACTACCGCGCTTGCTGGCACATCCTTAAAGAATGCTGTAGAGTTAGTAATGCATGCAGACTTAATGCCGCAATCCTTTACCAACTTCTCAAGCTCTTTCTTTTTCTTCAGAACAGAATCACATACAACTGTGATATTGTATACAGTAGCTTTGTCCCACTGTTTCTTTGCGATGTCTATCACCTTCTTAGTGTCTGCATCATTAAGATGCATACGCTTGCACCGACGGATAACTGATGCGATATGACGAGCCATAGAGACATTACGACGCTCTTCCTGCTTCTTCAAACGATCCTCCAGAGTGATTTTAACAGGCTCTGAAGCCTTTTCCTTCTTGGAGTCGATCAATTTATCCATGATGCTCTTTTTGCGGGCCTTACGGGCCTCTACGCGAGCCTTAGAAGCGGCATATTTAGCCTCTTCGTGAGCCTTCTTTTCAGCCTTTTTCTTAGCCTTAGCATCGTCTTTCGCTGCAGCGATTTCTGTATTTTTTACAGCAGCCTTAGACTCTTCCTTCTTAGCTGCCTCAGCCTTAACTGGTGTAGTTCCTATCTTAGCCTGAACCTTCTTGAGGTTCTTCTTGTTATTCTTCTTTGACATAATTTTGATAATTTAATGTGTTAATAATGTTATTTTTAAGGCAAGGGATTCCTTATTGTGGTTCGTGTAAGCCTCGATCTTACTCCTTTCGGCGACCCTTATATTTGTCTCGAACCTATAGCGTTTAAGCTGCCAGATCCATCTCGAACTTATCTGCAATAGTGTCCTTAATCTCAATAGAAGTCTCATTATTAAACTTCTCGAGATTAGCGTCAAACTTATTTGCTAGTAGTTGCTGATCATGGATAAGCTGAGCAATCTTAGCTGATGAGAATACCTCACGCTTAGGCATAGCCTTCAATCCCTTTTTTGCCTTAGTTGATGGATCAAGTGTCTTGATCATCTTAAGTTGTGCTATTGCCTCCTTTGCCTCGCATGCTGCGAAAATACTATAGTTATTTGTCTTCTTAAAATCCTCGTAAGAGAATGTAGTTGTACCTGTATTAAGAGCTACCAAAATACCCTTAATCATAATACGCTTCTCACTAAGCTGCATAATCTGGTTATACAAGCTCTTGAGATCTAAGCCAGAACCCTGCTTTGCTGCAATTGCCTTCTTAGACATGAGGTTCTCTGCTCGAATAATTCGCCAATACTTGTTGATAGTAATATCAATATTCTTACGAATTGTAATAATGTTTGCTGAGTTCAATTTAATTGATTTCTTATTCATATAGTTTGATTAAAATTAAACAATTTACTTGAATCAGCCATTTACCTAGTTCCTATATTACATATAACTGTAATAAAGAATAAAAGACATCCATTGGCAATCCTACCCCGCAGGGCGGATTACCTATTCTCCGCAGAGAACGTTTAAGGATGCCTTTCAATATAAACTAATAATATTGTCTTTGCATTTCATTATAAACAATAACGATAATACCATGCATGAATGTGTACTCTTCTGCTCGCAGTTCATACACCATTCCCGCAGGAATGTTTCTGTTTATGGCATTACGCGTTTAGCGTTTACAATTCCATACTCCAACTCAATCATTGGCTTACCTATGCAGTCTTTAACATGCAAAATTTCTTTACGACCGTTGATATTGATAACAATTTTATCAGGATACTCTTGCTGAGCGTTAAGCCTTGGCCCTGACACCCGGGACCCCGCAGGGTCCGCTCCTACGCCATCAGCAATGCTAGAATTCTGACATACTTTTGTCGCAACATCATACAGTCGTTCTACGACCCAGTTAAAGTTTTTGTCTTTAACTCCTTTCATCACAATTTCTTGTGATAGTCCTTCCATAATAGCTTTTTGGTTAAGCCCTGTGGAAAGACTCACTAGTGCATCCCATACCTTGAGAGCGAAACTCTCAAATGGTAAGGTTTGCTCGCAGCCGATTATCTTGTTCCAGAAATGAAACTTAGTTGAACCCAGAGTAATACTACCATCATCGTTAATGGTATAGATTTTGTACTTCTCTGTATGGTCCAACTTTTCATAAACGGCTGCCTTAATCTTTGGTTCGGAGAGCATTACAGCAATAAGCTTAACACTCTTCTCAGTTAAAACAGCCTCCATGAATCTTACGCGATCTTATCAGCTGGTTTTGACTCTGTCTTCTGACGCTCGTAGTCAGCAATGATCTTCTCATTTGCTGAGATGGCAGATACACACTGTGCCTTAGCCTTCTGCAACTGCTCGATCATGGCGTCAAGACGAGCTATCTCACCACGGTTGAGGTCGTTAAGAATACCACCCAAATCCTTAGGATCTGAGAACACAGCCTTAGAATTCTTGTCCTTGAGAGCGTTCTGGACAGCCTCTTCAGTGGTCTCACCAAACTTGGTGCTATTCTCACCGAGAGGAATATCGATCTGGTTGTCGGTGCCCTCATTGAGACGACAAACGACGTCACCGATTGCGTTCTGTTTTGTTGCCATGGACTCAATCGTAATATAGCCGATCGAGAAACGACGAGGCGAACGGTTGAGTACAAGGTTTACATTGGAGCTCTGCTTAGCCTGCTCCAAAACCTTGTCATGGTCTGGGTTGAACATACGGGTCTGAGGAGTAAATACGTCCTGACCAAACATTTTCGCACCGAGCATGCTCAGTGGGGTACGATTTGACTTAATAGTTGTTTCCACGATGTTTACATTAATTTCTGACATAATCATATCCTTTTTGATATCGTTATTGATTAACTAACGATATGATTGAAAAATATGGTGTATTTTGGCTACACCTTTGCCGTTGTTTATTGAATAAAGCAACGCTGATACGAAGATACTCGGTTACTACTTTGCTTACTTAGTTTCCTAAAGGAAGTTCTACTATTGTAGACGCTTTTATATAGACTTAGCTACACTCTTCCTATTGCAACAATAGGGCAATAGGCTTGCAGCGGGAATTACATACGTATGATGCAATTAGCATTTACTGGTTTATCCAGGCCCATCGTCTAAAGCTTTGAATGCTTCCTTTGCATAATCAAATGCTGAACTGTTTTCTGCTATTTTGTTCACGTTTTTTCTAACTTAACTATTCTAATCTTCGTTGGTGAAATTTTGCAGAGCAACTAACACTCATAGAATCTTAGAATTCTTATAACCCACGAAAATATGTAGAATCTCGGTCGTATTTCCCTTACTATACTTACAAGATATTCCTACACGATTGTTATTAAAGCAGATGATCTCTACTGCTAACTTAAAAGCGACTGTCAGCTAGGTCTCCTTACTGCGGTACTCGGCTTATGGCATGTACCCAGCGGTTGATTATCGGAATGTCTCAGGATCAAACCCATCACAGACTTTACGGCTTTTTGTATCTTTGCTGATATTTGCAATTTTTCTGTACCGGTATTACTACCTCCTATTTATAGTGCACGAATATTGGGAATTCAACCCATACATTTTATCTTGTCACCCACTTATAAACGTAATATACATGTATAGAGACAGTATACACATATAATATACACAGTCGTTTTACAACATAGAATATAAGCTGCCCATCAATTTCCTGTATTGCTTCGAACCTTTATGTTTACATATACTGTTGCGCAGTATACTTTAGCATGGTCGGCATATCGGTTGGCACTCGATTTCTTCACCTCAAGCCCTTACTTACAACGTAAGATTCACTCTATGAAGGGACATCAATTTTTGTTAAACATGTTATCTTTTAAACTTTCTAGGTTTTCATAGTTTATATCTTTTGCATACAACATACGCATACATAATATACCAGCTTACTACTCTGTAGAGACTATATAATATTGTATATCATAGTGCAAATAAACTATTAGTCTAGATTGTTTTGGATGAAAGTGGAGGTCAAATGATCCTGGCTGGATATATCTCGAATCAACTTTCTACCTGCTTTGCTATTTCTTATTCTAGGATAGCTCTCCATCAATTTTCTTTGACTGTAACGGAGTCATCGATCATAGTCTCATGAACGATTTAATTTTCATGGAAATTGGCTGTAAGTTCGGATTGCCTAACATCCTAATAATACAACTGGAATAGATTTTCACCGCGATCTTCACCCGCGTACGATACTCCCGTAGAGCTTCGATTAAGGGGCTGCCCAACCCTTGCGCTTGTTTTACTTTTATATACCGCATAAACAAGAAAAGCCTGGCGGTCTACCATGAGCTCAGACGTCTTACACCTCATCCCTGGCACCCCTTCAACGGAGTTGTGACGAATCGAACGTCAAGGGCTATATGCCAACGTATTCACCATACGTCCCGTGAGTATTATCCTCACGATATTGCGTCTTAGATAATTTTTTTCGGCCTTTATACTAGCTTTGGACACTAGAAACACTACCTACGGCTAATAATACTTCTATATTGTTTGGGATATCCTCGGTTCTTCCAGCACCATGCACCATACCATGTATGCAATTCTGTTCACCTACTGGGGACCAATATAGTTCGTCTCGTGTAACGTTTGTATATGCTTAGTATTATCACATATAATTACGATACGGTTCATTATGCCCTTCTTGGGACTTATGCGTTTTTAGATTACACAACCTCATCCAGCTTGTCTCCAGACGGTTCTCACAAGTCCAGCTGTGTAATCTCTAGGAGTTGATACAACGCTTCTCCTACCTATATCAAACTGTTTCAATGTTTGATACATTTCATCCTACCTTTTGAGTGATCTCGCTCTGCAAGACAGAGTTAACATATTCTCGGATCCAGTTAATATTCGTACACAGGCTAATGGGACCTGCTATATGTACTTACCTAATTATAGTGCGTAGGGTTCTTATGTTTACTTACGCACATTAGAGGCGATTTGAATATAATCACGGAGCTCTCCCTTACGAATGGTAAAGTCATGATTAGTGGAGTCGACCTTATCTCCAGGTTCCGCAATATACAGAAGCGGTACATACGACGTATCTGTCTTCTTAATTACGGTGCGTTTAACAATTACCTTTGCAGGTAACTGTTTATGATTACAAGGTACAGTCTTTTCTACCCTAACGGTATCATGGACTGTATCAGGATTAGCACGATTCACTTGACCAAACAGATGGTCCATTGGTTGCTGTACAGTAGATGCTGCTACTGTTTGCACTGTCGTTGGAAGAGGAACATTCTTAAGATCGGCAATATTCATGCCAATAGTAAGAAATGCTGCCCCTAACAACGTGATCACTAATTTTTTCATACTTTGATAGTTAAATTATTTGCGTTCACTTTGCCATTGGATGTCAAAGGCTCTTTTAATGCGACCAACTAGTTGTGAACCAGTTCTCTTAATTGGCCGTATTATTTTTTTACCTGAGCCTTGGCTTTACCTTTGGCTTCCTTTTTCTTATCCTCGGCTGCCTTCTTATCAGCTGCTTCCTTAGCAGCCTTGGCAACAGCCTCTTCCTCAGCCTTGATCTCCTCATCGGTCTTGAACTCCAAGTCGATGATATTCTCCTTGGCATAACCTACGAGCGGATCAGAAGGATTACGGAACAGGTTAGAGATGATACCAGCATGCTGCGTAGCGTTATCAAGCATTGAGTCAGACTTAACCTTAGCCATCATCTCTGGAGTAACGTCTCGATAATATGCACGCTTAATGGCGATAACAGTCTTCTTTGCAAAGTTGTTACCCTCCAAGAAGTTCTTCTTCAAGTTTTCAACGAACTCGCCTGGAGCCGCAAGAACCGCTGCAGTAGCCTTATCGGCGAATGCGATGTTCTTGTTAGCGGCATTAATGTGCTCCTTGACACGATCTTTTTCTGGCAGCTTGTTCTCTGCCTCGAGCAAGGTCTTACTCTTTGAGCGAACATCGTCTGCACCAATGATTACGAGGCACTTTACAGCGTCTGCAATCTGATCATCGGTATACTTGCATACGCCGGTGTTCTTGTCAGTAGAATGGTCGCGAAGCTCACAGAACGCAGATACAGGAGATCCTGACGTAGCGGTAACATTGAAGAAGTGAGCACCAATTCCATAAGTAAGCGTTCCGACACGACCCGTAAGCTCAACAATCTTGCGAAACGTATCATGGAAGTTCATGTTCTTGAGGCGCTCAAGGTCATTCTTTGCAGAAGCAAGAGCCTTTTCAGCGTTCTCTTTGTACTTCTTGTCTTTTGTGTTCTTGAGCGTCTTCTCAGCAGAATCGATAGCATGCTTAGCTTCAATAGAGCGATATGACTTATAGAAGTTAACACACTGCATGATGCTATCCATCAGCTTAGAATCACGGTTCATAGCTAAGAATCCAGACAAAGCTTCCTTGAGCTCTTCTTCGTCCTTGATCTTTGTAGGATCAAAAACCTTACCTGCTGTTGCAGCACGAGCCTTAGCATCCTTGTCAAGACTCTTTGCTGTCTCTTCTGATACTGTTACAGCTGAAGCTGTAACTTCAATTGCTTCAGCATCGTCTTTTGAAGGCAATAGCTTTGTGTCATCAAAGCTTACACCAATCTCCTTCAAAGCTTCAGTAAGCTCTGGGAGCGCAGACTTACGGATTACAACAGCGAAATCGCTGGTACCATACTTGACCTCATTACATACACACACTGCGATGCCGAGGGCATTAATATGATTGAGTTTGTCGATAGTTCCCTGTGGGAAACCAGTGTGCTCAGCAGCTTTTTCATCCAAGAAGAAACGATCGTGAGCCATCTTCAACAAATCTACTTGGTGATTACGATCCATGCTTGACCCACCTGTTGTTGTGAGCATAGCTGCAGCCTCAACAGCTGCATCTGCATTGTTACCACCATTGTTGTTATTCTGAGCAACTTTTACATTGCCCTTTCCATTCTTTTTTGCCATTTTGATAATGTTTTTAAATATTATTTACTAAAATTAATTAATACTTTCTGGGCAACTAGCTTAAATTCAACTTGTGTCGAATATAAAGTTCGTTTTTAACCAATCTCGTGGAGGTTTAGTGAGCACGTTAATATGCTCGTCTTCACCCAAGTTAAGCACAGTAACAGTATCTACTACAATTGTATCCTTACCTGCTGGTTTTGTCTCAGCACATGTACCGGCGCCCTCTGAGGGTTCCAAAGCCTGAAATGAGCACGTCGGTGCCAGCATGGGATTTGCAGAAGATTTAACTGTACTGGCTTCACTTTTATGGTCAACAAAGGCATAGTTGACCATACTCTTACCGGTAAAACCGAGCAAGAGACTTACGAGAATGATCCAGAACAACTTGTTGCTCTTATTGTATCTTGCGAAACCAAGAGCTACAAAAATCGAGAGAATCAATAATAAAAGTGAAGTCATTTTTGTTAAACTTTTAAGTTATTTTTAATTTTCCTACGAGTGCGGCTTAATGCAGCTTTTATAGTGCCTGTAGGAATTTTTAGCACTTTGCTAATTTCATCAACTGTAAGATCTTCTACGTAAAATAGATTAAAAATCTTCTGTGTCTTCTTTGGGAGTTTTTCAAATTCCTTTAGAAGAGATTCGTACTCAAGAAGATTGACAAGATCTTCTTCTTCTGAAGAATTAGTTAATTCGACAGGTAGTCGGCCTGAGTCTTCTCCTAATTCCATGGATTTCTCCTTTACTTTTCGTAGATAATCTATAGCTGTTCGATTAGCTATAATTCTCAGCCATCCGCCAAAAGACGAATAATCTGTGAATGTCGAGAGTTTTTGGTGAACCTTAAGAAATACAACATTTGTAAGATCTTTAGCTTCATCCATGTCATTCACGTAACAAAAGAGCACGTTGTCAACGAACTCTTTGTAACGGTTAAACAATTTATTAAACGCTAGCTCATTTCCCTTTTGAGCTTCTTTTATGGTCTCAATCTCAGATTGAGTGATACGCTGATACTCCATATTGTGGGGTAGGGGAGATTTCTCTCACCCTACTCCTAATAAAACGGAAGATCGTACACCATCTTCTGACGGTATAGCGACCAAACGTTGTTGACGAAATTGTTGAAAAGGATTATTTTCAAATCCTTTCCTCCCGTTTTCATTTCTACTTTTTCAAGTAGTCCTGAACCAATACGCATACGAGTCGTAAGTGTTTTGAACTTCATAGGGTTATTTAGGACTATCGTTTTCATAATCCAATCACCAACTCTACGTAACTGCTCATTACAACAGTATTCGTATATACAATCTTCGTCTAGGCTGTCTCCTGCACAGAATATGTGCGCTTCATAAGTAAAGCCCTTTTTAAGGCGGTTATGAAACCAGTTAATCACATTTTCTATACCTTCTTCTTTGCAGCCTAACAGACTAGCTCTGTAAATTAGCATTTTAGGGAAATACTCCATTTTTTATTTTGTTTAATTAAATGTTTTCTTAATAAACTTAGAGAAATCTTCAAAATACTCATCTAGAAAACTAGCTTTTTCTGATAATACTTTATCAAATAAAGTCATATTGCCACACTTACATGATATGTTATAATAGTTTTCTAGGTACTTATAGTTCTCTTGAAACCATACTACCCAGCTATTAACCCATATCCAAAATGCTCGTTCTCCAGAGTTGAATACTTTGTTGATGCCATCCAAATTTATAGAGTCTGCAAAATTAAAATTCTGAGACCCCTCATGTATTCCAAGAGCTTTTCTTAATGATGCATCCTTTTCATCTGTTCGAGGTATTCCTCTTCCAGTGTTATAGATTGCTACATTTTCTTGGTATACACGGTCTATCCATCGCGTTTTTACAGCATACTTAATTCTTTCATGTGGCTTCTTACCTATATTAGATAATCTGCCAAATTCTGTACACCATTTAAATGCGAGGTTGACGACATGAGGACACCTGTCCTTTATCATCGCTTTATATCCCTTTGTCATAACTAATAGGAAGAAGCTGGGGAATCGAACCCCAGACCCAAACCAAAAGGCGACGGTACCAACTTCTTTCTTCTCTCCACTTTGGTAGGAAACACCTAGACTAAACTTACGCTACGTTAGTATAGTCTACAATGTTATTTACATTGCCGTTTAATTTATAGTATAGTGCTTAATGTATTTATCTCCTCTGTCTGTCAAAACCAAACACGCCCGTGTAGGCAGTTTTACAACATGCCTAGGTTGTCCAAATGGAATCTACACAATAGCGTAGAGGATGCCCCGTGGACGTGAGGGGAGTCGAACCCCTGTCCAAACAGATTATTTCATACACACTGTACGTTCTTGTAAATGTTCCAATGATCAGTCAGAACATTCGATTTAAGCCGTTTTAGGTGCGCTCTAAGACATTTTTGCGGCACTCGTGGTTAATTACTCCACTTGGTGACATACTCTGTCCCAGAGCGCTTAAAACATGGCTAAAAATATATAGGAATCCTCATGATACGAAGATACTTAGAGGGCTATATTCAGCATTTTTGATATATTTTGCAGGGTTCTAGTAAATACATATCTTCTTTACCTAAATCTCCCCGATACAATGATACGCACAAAACATATTGTTTGATCTACTGTCCCAATTTATTGTGTGGGTTCACATCTCTTCCTCTCATCGTGATACGAAGATACTTGATGAGAATGTTAATTCATTCTGAGATTCTTTTGCTGCATTATATCCGCCTAAGATATTTCCTACAGTGCTTTAGAATCTATGTACGTGATACGAAGATACTTGTACTAGAAGAAGAATTAGAAACGATCGAACTGATAGTTGGCATAATACCAGTTGTTCGGATACTTAGTGCGTAACTCACGGTCGTGCTTTTCATATTCGTTGTTCAGATCGTTCATCTGCTTACGCTGATCCTCATCGATCTTCTGCGAAAGGTCACGGAACTGATTTGGCGTAATCTTCTGGTCGTCAGGAACGACGGTACCATTCTCGTCCTTACCAAGAAGACGGGCCAACAAATCTGTACGCTTCTTCAGAATATCGAGCGTGATTTTTGCCTTCGCACGGTCCTTACGGACATTGAGAAGCTCCTTAATACGGAGATAGTCAGCACACTTGACGATTTCTTTGACCTGGGAGATCTTGCGTTTCTCCTCGTCCTGGCGTATTTCTTCTGCCGCCTTGTCTGCGATGTCTGTGACGAGGTTACCCTTCATCAACTTCTCTACTACGTTGTCTGCTGACACATTCTGCTGCTCTTTAGCAGCGCCTTTTGTTTCTGCTTTTGCCATTTTGATAATGTTTTAAATGTTTGTAAATAAAATTAATTAACATATTGTTACTTCTCCCACACTCCAGGATGGATTCTTAATGAATACTGCGCCATTGTTATTAATGGTGATATCGCATGGAGCGTCGTGAGAGCAGTTAGCCAAATGAATGAGTGCGAATCTGGCATCTTTAGCCTGATCCTCGCTAGGGTACTTGGATTCGAATACCAATGTTTTTGTATTCTTACCCTTTGCTTTACCCTTGATCGTATACACTGGGATCTTCCACATAGTCTAAAGGATTTAGCTTGTTTTTAAACTTGTCACGCTTATATGCCTTTGCTTTGGCTTCTGCGTGACGCTGATGATACACTTTCTTAGTATTACGTTGTGTTCTGCACATAATTACATGTTATCTTGAACTGTTTTAAATACACAAATAACATCGGTAGAAATACCGTAAGAATCACGCATTCTCTTACTTACACCACCAGACATAACTCTGATAGCATTTGTAAGAGATTCATTGTCAGACTCATTAGTTATAGCCTCTGATAATGCAAGCAACAGCTTCATCTTGGAGCAGAAAAACTTGCCAAATCTTCTTTTCACGTAGATGCACGCAGATTCCACAACAGAAAGTTCTGTAGCGTTCTTGGCTTCTACATGGCCGATAATAATGGAATTAACTTCCGTTTCATCCATTGTAGATGCATGCACATCTTTAACGTCGGGCTTAACTGTGTTCAGCTGTGAAGCTATTGCCATAACTTCTGATGCACTTAAATTAGCACCGTCATAAGAGATAATAATGTACCGCTTCATAGCTAATCCTCCTTTGTCGTTATGTTTGTACTGGAGGATTGCACGATCTGTACATGCTTACCGTCGATAATGGTGTCAACCATTTCCACGTTGGGGATATCAGGAGGAGCGGCTGCACTGTATTGATCCTGTTTATCAGGAAGATTCAGATACACATGCTTGTTCATCTCGAACTCGTTCGATATACTCATCTTAGTCAATGGTTTCCCAGATTTTTCTAAGACTGATACCACATCACGCATAACCTTTTCAGGTATACTGAAGAATACTGAGTCCTGATGTCTCCATTGACCTTCCGATCTCTGAAACTCTATAACGTCAGAACAGCCGGTAAATGTAGGATTATCAATATCCTGCATCATTTTTGACACCATGAGTGAGTCATCATGTTTGATTTCACTCTTTGTCTGCTTCACATAGTCACATGATGACACTGTGGCAGCTACAATAAGCATGATTAAGCACATGCTAAGCTTTTCGAATAATCTCTTCATTTTGATAATTTATTAGAGATTTAACAAATGTTAACTATCCGGGTTTTAAAGATTCACGGAATCATCTTTTGTGGACCAGCTAGGGTTTGAACCTAGGACCTCCAGATTATGAGTCTGTTGCTCTAACCTGCTGAGCTACAAGTCCAAATATGGGCAATTTTCACTGGTTATATTTAAACCATTCCATTGTCTCCTACTATCTAACGTTCTTTTTCTTTCTAACCCAAATGATTAATTTTAAGGTAATTACGCTATTTAATAGAGTTGTAGGGAGTTGTTTGGTACCCATTTGTGATTTTATACAGACTTGAACTGTTATGTAGGCCTCTAACCTAATAAATCTCGGGGACGGTATAACCCGCCCCCTTGAAATGCAACTTAGTTAAATTTTTCCGTCCAGTAAGATATAAAATATATGAGACTGGAGAACAAAATTACTATCAACATAATAACTATTATTGCTAGCGAAAAAGCGCTGACATTAATTGTGCTATCTATGTTGGATAGTATATCAAACAACGGGAACGCTGAAATAATTATTAACACTATTGCTACGAATAGTTCTGCATATTCTCTTTTCATAGATATAATGCTATTTGTGATATCTCATCATAGTCGTCTTCACTAACAAACCACGAATCGTTATCTGTTGTTAAATAACTCTTCCTTGATCCCAAATCTACATCTTCTAATGATAATACACACATATCATCAGGATTTGCAGATTCGTAGTTCTTTAAAACTACATTTTCATTGCTACAGTGCGATTTAAGCCTACGCAATGAAGCATGATGACGTCTAACTTCTAATTCTTCGTCAGACATTTGCCCATTTTTTCTACGTTTTGCCATAATTAAGGATTAATAAAAATTATTCCGTCTTCAATGCATGATGGTGACTCTTCGTTTAAATTCTTTAAATCGTTTACTCTTGGACAAGAGAAAGGATTGTTAAAGATACACCCATTGCAGTTGTATTGACGTTTAGCCCTAACAACAATGCCATTTATTTTGTAGATTCTGCCAGGACTAAGACTTTTACTCATAGTTCACCAATTAATTGTAACTTGTACATTGGTTGCTTGACTGGAACCATTTCGTATCCTTTACGAATTTCGTCAACTTTTCGAAGCACTCTAGATACTTTCCCAAGATGAAATGTTCTACGTACAGTACAGTTCTTTTGGATTGATACAAAACATACAAATTTTGTTGGATTAGCATACAGTTTATCATATGCAGGTGATACGATATGATAGAATGAACCAATGCCTTTCATGACGTTGATTTTATTCATATCACTTTCGCTAATCATAACCTTTGTTGTTTTTCCTACCATTCCCAAGCTACTCGAATTGTATATATAACATTTTCCAGTTGATACATCTCTAACAGCTGTACATTTACTTCTAGCTCTAGCGACGACTATCATCAAGCCACCTACCATTAATCCGCTTGGCAAAGCTCTTTGTACTACATCTCCCTTACTAAACTTCATTTGTGTACAAATTTGATTTTGTATCGAACAATTGATGTAATTACACCATTTCTTAACCTAATGCCAAGTGTAGGCTCAATAGAGAATTGCTTGCATGTGCTAATATAATCTACAACACTCTTTGAGATTGGGATAATCTCTGAGAATCCTGCTGATTTATCAACATATACAGCCATGTACTTAACGGTTTTGCCGTTAACACTTGGTTTCTGTACTATTTGCTTAATACATTCAACCTTACAAACCATTGTGTCGATTGCAGCTTTTTGCTGCGCCTGACACTTTGATGTCATGAGTAACAATATTATTATCACGACTATCGCTATTAATGGGCCAGGACTGTGATCCGGCTTCTCGTATAATTTTACAGCCATTCTTTATCATTTATAACTTTACCAATTAAAATTTCAATCATAAGATCAATGAATTGTTAAGAATTTAACACTTGTCTTACCAGCTCCTGGAACATTTGAATGTTTATTGTTAATATAACTATTCAAAGTATTTTCCAAAGATTTGGCATTGACTTTACTTAATCCAGAAGAGAGGATCATTGTAGATCCTCCCTCTTTAGCAACTACCTTGTAGTTAAGGTATTCAGCATCAGGTTTCCCTTTTGCTGACTGTGGCTTAACCGCCTGGTTATGCGTCTGCTTGTGTTTCTTCTGATTCATTGTCTGTACAAATGAATGATTTACAATCCAGACCAATAGCCTTAATTACATTAGGCTCACTAAGTCTGTTTTCTGCGACCTCACTAATTCCTCTAGCGATAAATGCAAGATGTCTCAAGTCATCGATGCTGTTGAATTTACCATTAACTTCAACCGTCACTTTGATGGTCTGCTCCTTTGTTACGGCGTCCAGTTCAACGTCAATAGATGTCAAGATTGGAATATGTTTCTTGAACTTAGTCTCTACATATGTCGGAGAGTCCAAATCAACATGATCTGGAGACAATGTACGAGACACTGTTACGATTGTTCTGTTACCGTCAGCGCAAACTGCTGATCCAAGTTTTGGGTAATTATTACCCAGCAATTTCTCTAAAATGTTCATAATTTTGATAATTTAAAACATTATTTACTTGTATAGGACTACTTCTCACCTATACTTGAGCTTTGTGTTCCATCTGTAATTCGGTTTCCCTTTGGAGGCTTTGGACTCCCTACGGCTACATTAAACACTTAGGGTTGATGCAACTCAACCCTTATGTTTTTTAATTGGTTTTATAGATAAACCTATTGGTAATTCCATACAGAAATGATATTTTTCGTGACTTCTGTCAAAACAACAAAAACATTTATTCATGCATATATATTTTTTTGTAATTCTATATACACGATGATTAATTGTGACTAATTGTCCTGGCTTATACTTTTTATGAGTACCAGATGTCTTCCATATGTTCTTCTTTGTTGAATCCATTTATGCTACTTTGTAATTAGTTCGTCAACCTTAGACTTTGCTTCTAAATAATCAACACCATAATCTGTCTCAAGGTCTGTATCCATGAGGTCAAGATCATGTGTTCCATCGAGAGAATCTAAAAGCGTCTCAGTACATTTATAGTACTGTTCATACGCTCTTACCTTTTCCTCTGCTTTATTACTCTTGCCTTTTACAGCGTTAATACTAAAGCAGGAACCAATAATTCCACCAATAACTGCTCCAATAAGGACCAGATTCAATTGGTCCATAAAACCATGAATTTTGTTTTTGTCCATATTATATATAGTTTGATTAATAATCAATAGAATGGCATATCTATTCTCACGAACCAATATGCCTGCATGGAAATAAAACCTGTTGGGTAACTAAAAAATGATTTAATAAAAAGGTGTAGTGGTTACTGGACTCGAACCGTCGCCATGTGTGCGCTTTACTAGCCAAGTACAATACCCATATAATGCGCTTGTACATAGTATACCCTCTTGCTTCAGCAAGTGTATAATAACCACTATCCGTCTCTCCGGATCGTCATAGAGATTAGGTCTACATTTGACAGTTTGCACCTTTTGCAAATAGGCTGTAGTTACCACATCTCGGTTTTACATGTAAATCCATTTAAAGGTTTACGCGGCTTTGTACTCAGGCTACCGCAATTGCCGTCTACCCTCTGTGTTCCTACAATCGACATCTCATAGCTTTGCAAGTACCATAAGCACGTGTTGTATTGCGTGGGCTTGGGACCACGATTGCCACATTACTCCTACGATTTATCACGTTAGCGTAGGCGCTCCGTCATCCTAGTTTATATACCGCATGAGATAACGGTTTACCAACAACTATCTTCACAGACAATTGTAGATGGGGTCTAGAAAGATGCTTATGAATAATGAATATCAGACTACAGTATGATGCAAATGTTTACCGTAGTTTCGTCTAGGTCTCATCAGTGACAATGTTATTGGAGTAATACGTAGTATTACGTAATGCTCGCTACTCTCCCTAGCTGAGTTTAAATTAAAAATGTACCACTATCTTCACAGACCATGGTACACGAAACAAATTTACTATTTACCACTATTGGCAAGAACCTCAATTGTGCAATCAATGTATATGGAGTCTTAATGTCTTTTATCTTAAATAAACATATCACTATCTTCACAGACAATGATATGTACTATGCTTTTTGCTACGCTTAGCAATCGTTCACCTACGATAAATGAGCATATTATCAATTATATGGAATTTTTCACCTTAATAAACAACTGCCTGATTGTCAGGCACGCAGTCCTTTCTACGTATTAAGTTATACAATATGTCGCTCATTTCCGCAAATTTATGACTTTACCATTTTATGGGTGGTTCAAATATTACGTCTTCAACTGTCTTGCCAATCAAAGATCTTTTATATTCAGAGTAATTTATTGTGTTAGGATACTCTACAATATATCTGATAAATCCTGCTAATTCTTTAGAATATGGTAGGTTTATCATTACCAATAAGTCTTTTACAACTTTTTTGGTAAGCGCGTTCACTCCTCCCCATGTATTAGGAAAGTTGTTCCACTCTTTTTCCAGAGCGCTGGTGCATTGTTCTCGACTAAGCGAATAACGTCCAATACATTTGTTTTATAAGTTATTTTCATATTGATTATGTTTTATTCTATCTGTTCTATCTGAAATTTCACCTGTGGCTCTTTCCATTTCCGATCTCAGGCAAGCTTTAAGCTAATGTCTGAGTGAAGCGAGTTACATTTGTCAAAGAAGCAAGGTAGCGCCACGAGGACGCTACGATGCAAGTTAGAAGGATGCAGGAGGCACGCTGCCCGGAGGCACTGCTCCTGGAGCTGGCTGCTGAACGCCTGGCTGTGCCACATTAGGTTGTGCAGCTGGTTGTTGTGTAGCCGTATTCGGCTGAGCTGTAGCTGCTGCTAATGGGTCAGGAGCTGGTGTTGCCTGTGGTGCAGGCTGAGGCGCAGTATTACCTGCTACTGTCGCAGCTGTGTTGTTTACAGGCTTGAAGAATTGGCGCTCAATACTACGCACTCTTGAGACAGGGTCCCAGTTTTTTGCATAGTTTGGTGTGCCATCTACCTTTGGTGTCTCGCTGATGAGGATACAGAATACAAGAACACTATCCATTGTCATAGGTTGACCAGTTGTCTTGTCCAATCTTGGACTATGGTCATTACCCAATAAATAACTCATACCGTGCTCAAGCTTCTGACGTACAAAGATACCATTTAAGAAGCGATAACGCTCTGGAATTGCATCTTCATTGCTTGTCTCTGCAATACCTCCATGTTGTGTGTCCAGATATGGACGGATTGCATTAATCAATCCATCAACACCGAACATTACAATGGATGTATTCTCCTCAAAGACACAATCCTGATTCTCCAATGTAGCTGCTACATACAAATTACCTTCAGTTTGTCCTTCCTGGGCTTTAGCCTTCAGGATAGACATATTAAACAAACGATACTTAGACATAATATATTGTATTTAATGATGAATAATCATTTGTGAAGATAATAGCAATAAAGCTATATATTAAGGAAGAGATATAACTACAAACAACATCAAATGTACAAATGGGCTAGTGGATACATTGTATCCAACATCCACATATCTACATCTTTCTCTTCTTCCTCTGCTAATAATCTAGAGGTGTTCTTTATGTTCCAGCAAGCAAAGAATAGGCAAGAGGGTAAGGCACAAGGCCTTACTCCTCAAGCTGATACAAACTGTCAACCTTATGAGCCAAATCAAGATACTTGACCATTACATCACTGCCATCAGTGTCAAATAACTCATTCTGACCCATAACGTGGTCTGCCGCATCGAGCGCAGCACGCTGTGCATCGACGAGCTCAGTTTTAGCGTTGTAATCATTGTGTAACAACTTATACTGGCTAAGTATAATATTCTTACCATTCTCCTGGCCAGTAGAATAGCCTGCAACAAAACCACACACTAAAACAACAACGAACAAGATAATCCTACGAAATGTTTTCATAATTGTAAATATTTATTGATTAAACATAGACTAAAGAAGAAGAGAGTACGCCATTAGAATGGCAATACTCTCTCTACGAACTGCCGATTATCAAAGTACTTGTCATATGCTCCGAATGATACATTGTATATGTCATGCTCCATAAGAGCGTCTGAGAACACAAGTTCAAGATAATCAGCACGTGGAATGATACCACGCACACGATCAATTGCATTGATTACATCAACAATTGAGTCATCAACCATATCGTGTTGAATAGCGAACAGCATGATAGCTACTAAACAGAATTTATCCATATTGATTATTTTTATTGTTACTAATAGTGCAGAATTGTTCTTTATGTTCCCGCTGTTAGGATGACAATCTATCAGTGATGTCATTTAAGATGCCGGGGGTAGTCAGATCCGAAACTCGAGCCGGGGGAGGCAATTATTACTGTTTCGCGTCTTTACACATTTATCACAATTAGAAAAATCAAAAAAAATATTTTTGTTTCTCGTTTCTGTACACACACAACAGTTTTAAAAATTAAAAAAAAAATAAAAAAAAGCCGAGGCGTAAACCCCGGCTATTCTCATGCTTTCTTAAACTTATCTATAAAGTCTATTATTTCTATTATATTTTAATCTCCTATTTTTAAAATCTCCACCATCTAGTTGACTCTTTCTTTAATTCTTCTAGACACTTTTCATACTTATTTTTCCAATAGTTAACCCAATCTTCCTGGTGTGCTAATTGCTGTTCTAACAGTTTTATATTGGCATCTCTAGCCTCTAATGCACTCTCATTGAACTTTTCTGGACTACTATTCTGTACAAGTTTTTCGTAATCTTTTCTGTCCAGGATTACGTAATCTCTAAGCTGTCTGACTAATTGTACTAATTCCGTTTCCTTCTCCTTCGTCTCCATATATTATATCTAATATCATTTTAGTCATCTCGGGACAGTCCGAGGACATCTTTACCATCTATTCTGCTATCCCCGAATACTTCTATAAATTTGTAGAACTCTCCTTTTTCATCAAGCTGCAGTGCTAATTGTAGTATCTGTCTCGTTGGAGTCGCTTCCTCTCCCCGGTTCTCCAGTTCCTTCAGCAGCATCTGATATGCATCCCTCTGTGCTGGATCCATCTTCTCTTGTTTCTTCATCTTTCAATTCGTTTAAAGCATTTACAACTTCAGCTTTGGTAGTCTTCGTTTTAGACTGCTCAATAAGCTTCTGTATAAGTTCGTCTCTATGAGGATTACCTTTTTGCTCATACATGTGCATAAGGATTGCTGTGGCATTTGCAAACTCTTTAGAGTTTTTGTCAAGCGTATCTACAAGTTTCTCAAGTTCTTCAATTGAATAATTTCCTGGCTTATGCAAGAAATTACCATTTTTATCGTACAAATTGCTATATTTACTAATTTTTCCCATTATCTTTATCATCTTTAAGTATTATCCAACATGTGGTAGTAGCTACTATTGGAAGTATTAAAAACATGAATATTATATCAAATGGACTCATCTTTCTCTGGTTCGTAAAATCCTAATCTTCTACCGTTTCTCTCGGCCTTTTGTATTATTTCTGCCGCTCTTAAATATTCTTTATCCTTTGCTATTTCGCTCAGCATGGGCTACGTATTTTGTGCACTATTCCTCTACAATTTCACCATCGTCGTTATGTGTTAAATGAGTATATTTTACTTTTGATCTATTGAATTTAAACATTCTAAACGCTTTGTCTCGCTCCTATTTATCGTCATATCTATGAATGTATTTCATCATTTGAGTAGCATTTACAGACCCTGCTACCCCTAAATTGCATAGGTTCTTAATAAAGCTCATAGCCCCATCTTCGCCAAACTTATGCTTTAGCATACTATATTCCTTAAGGCTCTTCTAGAACCATTGATTATCAAGATCGTATATTGGTTCCTATTCTACAATGTATGCTATATTTACAGGTACTCCATGTATAAAGAAATATTTACACTATTCTGTACACGGTTTGTTCTAGTATTGTAGAGATAAGAAGTCGGCATAATATAGTACAGCACTCATCTCAAACTAGTTCATCGTTTATTTGCTGTTTTGTTTACACACTCAGTAAAATATCCAATTAAGTATGCGAATACTTCATTTGTATCGTCAGATAGCTTTATATGGCATGCCTCAAGTATATCTACAGCTGCATGAAATGACTCATGAGCAAAGGTATTTATATCGTCACTAGACTCCTTTATCTTGTTTATTACTATGATTTCACAGTCTTTATTAGTTAGTTTATCATATGCGCCTCTAGTGGTATAGGCTGTATAATCTGACCATTCATCATCAACTATAGATGACTCGTCTTCTCTAAAGCCAAATCTTTTATCTATTATAGACTTATCTGGATTAAGTATAACAAATAAGCTAAATCCATATACTGTCTTATATTCGTCTATTATACACTTTTTCTTCTTATCCATACTATTCTTATTAGTCTTACTATTCTTGTTAAGCTTATATATAGCTCTACTATACGGTAATAGCTTATTATACTATATAGTCTTACTATACTGTAATAGCTGTACTACTAAAGTAGATCTCCTAAAGAGAATATATAAGAGAAAGGGTTCTTAGTCTGACTGACCCCCTACTATCCCCCTAACGTAAAAAAGCTTAAAAAGTTGCATATTTACAGAGAAAATGCTATTTTTACAAAATTTATATCAATTTTGCAACCTTTTTGAAAATTATTTCGTTATGGCAGCGTAAAACAATAAAAGCAATTGGATATGACAAAGATTTTAAAGGTTATTAAGCCTTTCTTCGTAATGGAGAATGGTGATACATTTGAGTACAACGCTGATACAGATCAGTACGAAAGTGTATATAACGAAGAGCATAATAGCTCAAACGAAGACAATTCAACGGTTGTTTCTTCTTACAATTCTGTTTATAGAATCTCAAAGGAATATGCCAAGATGCTTCTCGATAATGGATATGTCGAGGAAGTTGACGAAAAGAAGAGATTCGTAAACATCTTTGACGAAATTGATAATAAGCTCTCAGAATACAACAATGAGCTTTACACTCTCAAGACAAAAGCTGACGAGAATACTCCTCAGTGTTTGCTTGTTGAGAAGGAGACAGTATTGAGAAACATGATTAAATTACTTGAGTACCTTAAAGGATTGAAGAAGTAATATGGATGACAAGATGATAGATCAGACTCAGTTGGCTGAGGACTTGAGCTCAAAGATAAAGTATGAGTTCAGGCAGATGTTCTTGGTAAAACCGCTTGAGCCTGTTAAAGTTAAGAAGAAGATCTCCGAACCTGTGGCTAAGGATACTAAGCCTAAGAAGGATAAGGATGGGATCGAGGCAGTTGATTATGATGAAGTAAAGACAGAGATAAAGGAAGTTGATTCAGATTTCTCTAGAGCTGTTGTACTTAAGTTGCCATATGAATATACACATCCATATGTTGATGAAAAAATACAGCAGATGCCTATCAAGGTTGGCGATATTGTAATATACAGATCATCTAGAGGTGCTATGTATTTCGATTTGCTTAAGGACTCTCAACTCGTATCACTTTACGATATTGTAGCAACTGAAACAGTAGAAAAGTAATGAATATAGATAAAGTTTGTAAATAGATTGGACGTACATTGGACGATGACCCAGAGCTAGTAAAACAAATAGTTATGCATTAGTTTTAGTTCGTGGTTGATGTTATGAAAGATCAAGATGATACTAGAGACGTATTAATAAACAAACTATTTAGATTCAAGCTTAAGAATAGATTTAAAGATAATAAAAATAAACCATTAAGCCCATATGAAAAAGATAATAAACATTGAGCGTAATCCTATCATTATTGATACAGATACAGCTGAGGTTTAGGCGATTAATAGATCTGTAAGAGGTATCGATGATGTTTACGTTATTCCAGAAGATGCTAATGTTGAGTGGACATCAAGGTTTTCCCCTAACAAAACTATCTGCGCAGATGTAAAGAAAGATGACATTCTTATCACATTCTACGATAGTGATCTTGGTACAGACTTCGTAATAATCAAGTCTGAAGATTGGTTGAAGGCCATCAATAATGCTAAGGAAGCTGACCAGAAGAGAAAAGAAGAGTGGGCAGCAAAGCAGAAGGAGAACAAGTCTATGGCCCTTGCTTGCGGAGACGATTGTGGAGATAATTGTTGACCATGTTAATATTTAAGTTATGAAGAAAGCTATTAAAAAGACAGTTAAGGTAAAGAGACCTAAGTATACAATCTCTATGCTGGATGTTGCTAATGCAAACGATGTTACATCATACTTCATTGGCCAGAAGATTTCAGCAGGTATGGAGGTGACTGATTGCGATTATGATACAGTTATATCAATCCTTACAGACGCTTTGCTCGATGAGATTCTTCCAGAGAACGGCTGTGCTGTAGTAAAGGATGACTGCGTATACTTAAGATGCAAAGCCAGCAAGGTAGAAGAGAAAGTTAAGAAGCCTTGGTACAAACGCTTATGGAATTGGATTACTCGTACTAAGTAATCACCTTTAGAGTCTATTAGTCAAACGGTAAAGACGACCCGATACAAAGGGAATAGTTAGCAGGTTCGACTCCTGCATAGACTCCTCATTTGTTTAAGAAATTATAAGATTGATAATATGAGTGGCATCCCTGTGTGTACACTATAAATAAAAGGCTACCATGGTAAGCTGACACATGGACCCAATACTGGTTATAAGTCCAGCTAAAACTTAAGGGTCAAAGAAAACGGGCGGGATACAGAAAGAATGCGAAATCATTTAGTTGGCAACGAACGCTGAGAGGTTGTCGCCATTTCTGAAATCTCTATAAACTGGGATATCCGGGCGGAACAATAGCTTTCTGCCCTAGCAGCCCTTTGAGCTGCAGGATCCAAATGGCGCCAATACTGGTTCTGCGTAACTCCAGCTAAAGGTTACGTGTTTATTGCCCTATGGTGTAATGGCTAGCACAGAAGTCTCTAAAACTTTTAGTCTGGGTTCGAATCCTAGTGGGGCGACAATATAAAAATATAATATTTAAATACTATGGAGTTGAAATTTAAGAGACTTGAGGATAACGCTATCCTCCCTATTCGTGGCACAAAAGGTGCTGCAGGAATTGATTTGACTTGCACTAAGATTGAAACAGCTCTTAATGAAGCAAATCAGCTAATGTTGGTTTACCATACAGGATTGGCAGTTGAAATTCCTGCCGGATATGTTGGTTTACTTATACCACGCTCTAGTATTTGGAAAAAGTCATTATGGCTTACTGATAATGTCGGTGTTATCGACAGTGATTATAGAGGCGAGATTGTAGCATTCATGAAGGCTACAACAGATACAATTCCTGCTGTTTATAAGCAGGGTGAGCGCTTCTGTCAGTTAGTCATCGTTCCTATACCAGAGTATACAATCACAGAGGTTTCTGAGCTTTCTCCAACAGAGAGAGGTGATGCCGGATTTGGTTCTACTGGCACAGGACATGAAAACGAATCTAGCGCAGCTGCGGGAACTCAGTCACAGCTTAAGGAACAGGTTGAGTCCGAACCAGAGCCAGCGGCGGCACAGGAAGGTGCTGAGGTAAGTGAAGGATAGGCCTAATTCGCTTACGTAAAGGGGATTACCGAAAGGTAGTTCCCTTTTACTGTTTAAACACATTAATGCATTAATTATGATTTAGGAAAAAGATTTTTTATATAGAGTTCCAGTAAAAACAGCGCCTATAACAACTCCTAGAGGACAGATTAGAAACCCAGAGATATTGGTTGATCTTGAAGGTGGGGAATTTATGCATGGAAATATATTGGATGCAAACTCTACAAACAAACTCGTTAATTAGTCTGTAAAAGATGCTATAGACAATAGCATTGAAAATGGTAATTATGTTACAAAGGATTTACTTGAAGCTGAAACAAGCGCTCGTACAAAGAGTGATGAAGACTTAAATGCTAAGATTAAGGCAGAGCAGACTAGAGCAGAAGGTAAAGAAAAAGAGATATCAGATAAGCTTGCAATAGTTGATGGTGATTCAAACACAGAAGGATCATTTAGAAAAGCTATTGCCGATGTGATTGCTGCTGCCCCAGAAGACCTTGATACACTTAAGGAGATTGCTGATAAACTTGCTGGTAATGACGACTTACATACAGCATTAAATCAGGCTATTACAGAAAAGGCTGATGCGTCTGCGCTTGCAAATGAAGTTAGTAGAGCTACTGGTGTCGAAAATGATTTGAGAACTGCTATTGGCACAAAGGCTGACGCTACCGCACTTAGCAACTACGTTCTTACAACAGCGCTTAATTAGCAGATTGATACGCTGAATACTGCTATTAGCGCTAAATAGGATGCTGGTAACTATATTACTTTTAAGCAGTATATTGAGCCAGCCAATAGTTATGAAATGGATAAATATTTTATTTATAATTATATTACTCCAGGACATGCTCATATTATTACATCAATAGGTGAAGGTTTAAAGGTATCAGAAGAAAATAGTGGTGTATTTACTTATATAGATGCTAATTCAATATCTATTGGTTATCCTATGTCAGAAGGTAACTCCATTGATATTACCCCATAGTCAGTTACTGGTAGCATCAATAATGCTCCTAGTTTTATTTTAGACGAAAATGGCGTGTCGTTAATGGATGGCGACAACAATCATGTATTAACTTCCAATGCTTCTACTATAGATATAACTCAATATGCTAAGAAGTCAGAGCTCCCTACTGTCCCTACAAATGTTAGCCAGCTTACTAATGACTCTAATTTTATAACATAGCAAGATGCTGATGCTAAGTATGCACTTGCGAATAGTCTTAATACTGTGAATGATAGCATTTCCAGCTTGAGTGTGGGCCTGTCTAAAAAGCAGAACAAAATTACAGTGAATACTGTTGACATTGATGACATAGAAACAGCTGATGTAACAAAACTGAGAACCATTGTAACTAATCTTATAAACGCACTTAGTTCAAGCGGTTTAATTAACGCCTCAGATGGTGTTGAATAAAGCTAGGTCTTAATGAAAGCATGACGGGGTTCACTGCCCCGCCTAGCACAACAGATTCTACCACGCCTCCTTCCAAATGCGTACCAGGGTAGGACTTTTATTATCTCCTAGGTGGAATATACGATGTAACCTATACAGCAAATATGGCTTATGCTGATTTTTATCCAGAACTACTTAATGAGCACCAGTGTATAAAATATGCAGTTGCTGTAGCTAACGATAAAGATGGCTATATAGGAATTCAATTTTGCAGATGGGTAGCAGACGTTGTAGGAAAGAAGGAAAATATAGATTGGGATAAATTTAAATAATCTTTAACTGTGGCGTTTTAGACGTGGTCTTCGATGACACCACAGTACAATAATTGTTAACAATTTAAACGAATTAATATGATTAATTTTTGCGTAGAACCAAAAAAGCCTTGTTGCAAAAATCCAATCGGAGAATTAGATTTTAAAATAGACAAGTGTTATTCGTCAATATATTCTAGATTATGCTACCATGAAAATGATTCGGTCTCACATATATCTTAGGAAGAAAGAGATGAATGGAATGGAAAGGCTAGCAATTCTGCTTTACTAGATCTTCAAAATCAGCTAAACGAAATAGCTGGAGACGGAGATAACTCTATAAAGAAAGAGATATTGATAGAAGTGTCTAGGCAGATAGCGGGTGCTATTACTGATTTAAATATTGAAGAGTATGCTAAAAAGAAATATGTTGATGACGCTATTAGTAATATTGACTTTGATTAGTATGTTACAAAAGAGAATGCCGATTCTACGTATTTAAACAAGGCTGACTATATAAAATTTGATCCCACTAACTATTATACTATAGCTTAGATATAGAAGATAATCGAAGACTCTACTATAGGGAAAGATTATCCTATAGAGAGCTTTACATTGGAACACAATGAGCTTATTCTTACATAGAAGAATGGTGGTTAGTTTAGAGTTGCTTTATCTGAAAGCGTATCTGGTGGTGGAGTAGATACCGATTATGTATAGCAGTAGCTTTTAAATTATATTAAAAGGAACACATTATCAAAATTGATAATAAACGATAAGGCGTACTCTATTGAAAGTGGGCGTGACATAAAAATACCTATTAGTGATGCTAGTTCAAGTATAGACTATACTAAATTTGGATATAGCAAATCTTATTTCAAAAAACACACAAGTAATTCTGTAGCGCCAAGTAAACCTAGTGCAAATAGACCACCTGAAGACGGTTCTGGGTGGGTTGACGATGCCCCAAATTAGGAAGCTGGATACTACATATGGATGACACAAGTATTCATAAATGGTAATGGATAGTATGGAGAATACACAAATCCAATATGTTTAACTGGAACTGCAGGAGAAAACGCTGTATCATACGATATTAAAACGTCTACGAGTACTATTAATTACCAAGATGGTACAATGTACCCAGATCTTATTAGTGTATATGTTGCAAAAAGCGATGGATCGCAGATTACAAATATTACACCATCAAATAGTTCTAATTGGTCATTCTCGTATAGTATTAATGGCGGAAATACATGGACTGCAATATCATCTGATTAGATTCAAACTGAGGGTGATAACGGAATGTTGTTTAGAGCAACAAACGGAACAATGATACTAAGTGAATATGTTCCAATTGTTAGGTCTGGTATAAACGGATCAACTTATTCATTATAGCTTTCAAATATATCATTATCATACGTTCCAGCAGATTAGAATTACAACTTATAGATGAGCTGTAATGTTAATCTGTATAAAAATGAAAATGTTGTAGATAGTACTGATGCAAATCTATACAATCTATACATGTAGCTAAACTCGAACGATAGAACAACTTTGCAGTATAGCACAGACCATTGGGATGCTACAGTAAATACAACAGTGCAGTCTAAGTCTAGCACCATTACTATATACGCATATAATACAAACGGCGCTTATCTTACATCCATGACTATTCCAGTATCAGCTTCTGGAGACGCGTCTACCGGACAAACGTTCAAAGGTTCTCCTTTAAGAATTAAAGGCGAATGGCAGAGCGGCATAAAGTACTATGATGGAAAGAGAGATGCTGAAAACGGAATATTCTATCAAGACGTCGTACTTTATGAAAACATGTATTATGTTTGCGTAAATACAGATTCCGGAGAATCCGACCATTGGGTAACGACTCCTGATGTTGCTACATATTTTCAGAAGTTCGCAGTTACAGAAAATTTTGTAGCTGATAAGATAATAGCAAATTAGGCTTACGTTAAAGAGTTGTCATCAGAAGAAGTTGTTATAATTGACGGTGATGCAATCGTAGCAGGTATGACTTCTAGTAAGGCTATTGATAGTAAATCTGATCTTAATGGGAAAGTTACGAATAAGGGTGATGTTCGTATATGGGCCGGTAAAATGTAGACAACTGGAGACTTAACAACGGCGTATACCACAATAGATTCAAATGGGTCAATTGTTATGCAAAATATACAACAGGGTAAAAGCATTAAACTCAATCCGCAGTAGTGTTCTTTTAAAATAATCGGACCAGTTAGTATTACAAATGACTCATATACAGATGGAACATATCTCCCATCTAGCGACGAAAGGATAGAATTAGCTAATTTTGAATATACTATAGATCCAGATTCACTTTCTTCTGCAATTAGATTAATTATGAAAAGCTTTGGAAAAATAATTATTGATCCACTTGATAGAGAAATTTCTGTCTATAGTAACAAAAATGATAACAATGGTTTTGATTGTTCTAGTATTACTGAACGAAGTATAAGATTGTATGATGGTAACGGTAGACCATATATAGATATTAGCGGCCACGATGTTGCAGGTAATGATTTTGTAACATTAACAAATAGTTATAATAATAAAGGGCTTCATTTAAAGAGAATTGATAATGCGTCATCGGATGATATATTGTATATATTAGATGGTCTGCCTACAAGCGATCCAAAAATTGAAGGAGTTTTATGGATGGATTCCGATAGAACACTAAAAGTATCTAGTAGAGGATTTGGGGCATGAAAATAATTAGATAGAACATACTTCCTCCAAAAGGATTTCTGGCGATTAATTTATTTGGATATCTATTCTGTAGGCCAAATGCTAAGATAACTGATATTACAATCAACCATGAACAGATACATACAGAATAGATGAAAGAAATGCTATATGTACCATTTTATTTATGGTATGGAGTAGAATGGTTAGTTAAACTGTTCTGTAAAGGAAATGCGTATAGAAATCTTTCCTTTGAGAGAGAAGCTTACAGTAACTAGTACAATTTAGATTATTTAAAAACAAGAAAACATTATAGTTGGCTTAAAAGACTATTTAAGTAATGTTTGACATCATATAGAATAAAATACAATTAAGCACAGAAGATTTAGCTATACCACCATTTAAAGACTTCTACAACAATGCTAAAGATAAACAAGATGCGTTAAAGAAGATCGAATTCATAGTGTGGAGATATAAATGGAATAGCCCATATGAGGCATATCCAGAGAAAGAACGCACATGGAGAGTAGCTAAAGATGTACTTAATAATGAGAATTATAAACCTGATGACGTTGTAAAAGAATTAGCAAAAAGGTTCCAGGAGTTCCAAGAGACTCCTGCTACCAGGCTGCTTAAATCTTCTAAGAGCGCAGCAGAGGGCATTATGAACACGATGGATAGCTATGCTGAAGAAGAGCTTGATATAGATACAGCTAAGAAGCTTTCAGCTATATTGAAAGATGTTAGCGGAATAATCAAGTCGTTAGACATGGCTATGAAGTAGGCAAAAGCAGAACAAGCAGAAACCGGTAGAGTCAAGGGTGGTGGCATTATTGGTATGTACGAATAATTATGATAGACTTTAATTAGAGACTCCATGATACTGATAAGTTTAGATAGGCAGCTATCTTCTTTCAACAGCATGGATGCTATACCTTAGCTCCTAGAGGTACTACTGATTATAACAAATATTGGGAGCAAGAGACAGATAGATGCATTAATGGTTATACAGCTCCAGATGGAGAAGGTATAACTGGATACAATTACTTCTATCTAAATTATAGTCCAATCATGCGACTAAAGGAAGAAGAGTATACAGATAGAGAGGGTAACCTCAGAAAGAGGAGACAACGTATACTTGAATTCCCTAGCTTTTGGGACTATGATTACTATTATTTTTGCGCTATAGAACAAGCAGAGTTGGAAGGAAAGCATATGGCTGTGCTCAAATGCAGACAGAGAGGATATTCATTTAAGGGTGGATCTATGCTAGTTAGAAACTATATGCTTATACCAGGTTCGAAGAACTTTGCTATAGCATCAGAACAGAAATTCCTTATAGGTGATGGTTTGTTAACTAAAGCCTGGCAGATAATGGACTTCCTTGATAAGCATACAGCATGGGCTAAGCAAAGACTTGTGTCTACACGTATGGAAAGAACATCCGGTTATAAAATCACCGATGAGTTTGGTAAACAAACCGAACAAGGATACCTGTCTAGTATAACAGGAATAACTCTTAAGAACGATCCAGAACGTGTGCGTGGTACACGTGCTAAGCTTGTACTATGGGAGGAAGGTGGTAAATTCCCTAGCCTTCTTGATGCATGGCGTATAGAACAGCCTTCAGTAGAAACAGATGATGGTAAAGCGTTCGGATTGATGATAGCATTTGGTACCGGTGGTACCGAAGGAGCTAGCTTCGAAGGATTGAAAGAATTATTCTATAAGCCTAAGTCTTATAATGTTCTCAGCTTCCCTAATATATGGGATGAAGGCAGAGAGAATACTGAATGTGCATTCTTTGTTCCAGCTTATTCCAACCTAGAATCATTCGATGATGATGGTAATTAGGTTTACATGGATAGGGATGGAAATAGCTATAAAGAGAAAGCTATACAGAATCTTATAGACCAGAGAAACAAAGTAAAGGACGGTGGTGCTAGTTAGCAATCAATAGATCGTTTTATATCAGAGCGTCCTATAAGACCAGCAGAAGCTGTATTGGAGCTTGGTAAGAATATATTCCCTAGAAAGTTATTGATGGACCAGTTAACCAGAATAAGGACCAATAAGAAGCTTCAAAGCATGAAACATATAGTTGATCTAGAATGGGATGGAAATGGTCAGGTAAAGGCTACAGAAAAGCCTAGTGGGGATATAACTAATTACCCTCTTAAGAAAGGAGATAAGCCTCATGGATCAGTAGTTATATGGGAATATCCAGTAAAGGATCCTCCGCTTGGTTTATATATAGGAGGATGCGACCCATACGATCATGATGATAGCTTTACAAACTCTCTTGGTTCTACATTTATATTTAAACGTGTAAGAGCTGGAGAAGCATGGACCGATGTAATAGTAGCAGAGTATTCCGGAAGACCGGATACAGCAGAAGAGTACTACGAGAACGTGCGCAAGTTACTTACGTTTTATAATGCTAGATTATTATTTGAGAATGAAAGAAAAGGAATCTACCCTTACTTTACGAATAAACACTGCGATTACCTCTTGGCTGATTAGCCAGATAAAATCATATCTGAAGTCTTTAAAGACAGCAAAGTGCAAAGAAGAAAAGGATGCCACATGACCAAACAGATTAGGGCGTATGGCGAAGGATTAATATTAGAGTGGCTGTTAGATGAGTTTGAAGAAGGTCACCCTAATGTAGAAAGAGTATACAGCGAACCTCTAATAGAAGAGCTTATAGAGAATGATGGTGTACGAAATGTGGACCGTGTAATAGCTTTGTGTATGGTAATGATATACAGAGAGGAGCTCTATTAGGTAAAGGTGTCGTCTGCAAAAGAACAAAACAAATAGGTTGAACTCTTCGAGATGCCGTTATTTAGCAAACAATGGTTTGAAGAAGATAGCAGCACAAGTGAAGACGGTATGCCGATATTCACATTTTAATACATGGAAGATAACTTATACAATTCAGCTTTCCCCAGACAAAAGCTCCCTCTTTCAAAGAAAGGAAAGAAGTGGCAGGAAGATTGCGTTAACTATATTATAGGTGAAGGTAACGTAACATCTGGAGGAAATAGTACATCATATTACGGAGAGCTGTAGACCTATTATAATTTATATAACAGCATCTTCGACGAGAAGGATTTTAAATCAATTACAAACCCATTCAAGGTCGAGGATGGTTTTCCTGCTACTCCTCATGACTTTAATATTATAAGACCTAAAGTAGATTTGCTTATAGGTGAGGAAACAAAGAGACCTCTTAATTTCAGAGTTATCAGAACTTCATAGGAGGCTACATCAGAAATGCAGGAGAAAGAGAAGTAGATGATTCTACAATATATAGAAGCAGCTATCACAGCTAGAATGAGCCCAGAAGAAGCTCAGTAGTTCCAGCAGTAGCTACAGTCTGGAGAAATTATGCCGCCAGAGTAGATAGCTAAGTATATGGACAAAGACTACAAAGATATTGTAGAGAATACTGCATATCATTCTCTTACCTATCTGAGAGAGAAGCTTGATCTTGACAACGAGTTTATCAAAGGCTGGAAGGACGGATTGATCTCAGGTAGAGAAATTTATTACGTTGGCGTACTTAATGCAGAGCCATATGCGGAGAGAGTTAATCCTATATGTTTCTCTTACGACAAGAGTCCAGACCTTGATTTTATTGAGGATGGATCATGGTGCTGCAGAAAGATGCGTATGCCTATAACTGAAGTATACGATAGATATTATGACAAGCTTGAAGAGAAGGATCTTGATAAGCTTGAAGAAATGATTTGTTCTACTCCTGGTAGAAACCTCGGAGATAGAAGTCCTGTTGATATGGGTATACAGTTACGTATATACGACAACCCAATATTTGAAGGATCAGGTAAATCGCTTGTAAACGTATGGCATTGTTGCTGGAAGTCTTTTAAGAAGATCTTCTACGTAACTACTACAGATGATGCTGGACAGCCTCAGATCAATATAGTTGATGAAACATATCAGCCTGTTGGTAATGAGGTTAGTATTGAGCCAGATTGGATTATAGAAGTATGGGAAGGATACAGGGCTGGTAGCGATCTGTATTTTGGTATACAGCCTATTGAATATCAGCATGTAAGTATCGATAACCCTAATAGCCAGAAGCTTCCTTATTGTGGTGCTATTTATAGTAACACGAATAGTAAGCCTAGATCATTGGTTAGTATTCTTAAGCCACTACAGTATATGTATATTGTATTGTGGTACAGACTTGAGTTAGCTATCGCCAGAGATAAAGGTAAGGTTGTAAACATGGATATTACATAGATCCCTAAGTCTATGAATATTAGCCCAGCTAAATGGATGCACTACCTATCTAGTGTTGGAGTTAACTTCATTAACCCATATGAAGAAGGCTGGAATATCCCAGGAAGAGAAGGTGGTAAGCCTGCTCAGTTTAATCAGATAACGGCATTGGATCTTACGATGTCTAACGTCATAGCTGAATATATACAGCTAATGGATAAGATAGAAGAGCTGGCTGGAACAATCTCTGGTATTACATAGCAGCGTGAAGGAGCAGTAAGCTCATCGGAGATGGTTGGTAATGTAGAGAGATCTGTTGTACAGAGCTCACATATTACAGAGCCATTATTCTGGGTTCACAACCAGTGTAAGCGAAGAGTGCTTAATATGCTTCTTAATACAGCTAAGGGTGCTTGGGAAGAGACTGGCAAACAAAAGCTCCAGTATATCTTTGATAATGGAGAAAGAGCATTTTTGGATATTACTCCTAAGTTCTACTATGAGGATATGGATGTATTCGTAAGTGATACATCTAAAGATCTTGAGAACATACAGAAGCTCCAGCAGCTTATACAGCCAGCTATGCAGAATGGTGCTAGCTTACTTGAAGCTGCAGAGATTCTTACAAACGATAATTTCAATATCATTAAGCAGAAGCTTAAGGATATGTAGACTAGACAGGAGTAGATACAGCAACAGCAGCAGGAGGCAGAAGCTCAGCAGCAACAGCAGTTACAGCAGATGCAGAATGAAGCTAAGCAGCAAGAGCTTATGTTACAGGAAGCTTAGATGGATCTTTAGAGATATCAGATTGATCAAGATAATCAGACTAAGATAGCTGTAGCACAGATTAATGCTTATCGTGGAACCGAGGAATTAGATCAGGATCAAAACGGAATCCCAGACCCAATAGAAATCGGTAAACAGGCTATTGAGCAGCAGAAGATTAATCAAGAGGCTTACAATAAGCGTTATGAAGCTAAGCAGAAGCGCGAGATAGAAGATCAGAAGATCTAGCTTGAGAAGGATAAGATGAAGCATGAGACAGAGCTGCAGAAGGCTAAGGATGATGCTGCTTATGAACGCGAGAAACTTAAGGCAAAGACGGCCATACGCAATAAAACGAATGCAGAAGCTGCTAGAAACAAATAATTATGAGTGGAGTTTATTAGATTTATAATACCGTAAATGGTAAGCGGTATATTGGTAGCTCTATTCATATAGAGCAACGTTTTAAAGAACATCTTAGAAACCTTAGGGCAAACAAACATGTAAATGCTCACTTGTAGAGTGCATGGAATAAATATGGTGAACATTCTTTCGTTTTTGAAGAAGTAGAATTATGTGAACCAGATCAATGTTTAAAAATAGAATAGGAATACATTGATTATTATCATGCGGCTGACAGAAAGTTTGGATACAATATAGATCCGTATGCAGATCATGCTGGCAATACCTTATCTGAAGAAACTAGAAAAAAGATAAGCGAAAAAGCTAAAGGTAGAAAGTGGAGTAAAGAGCAGCATGAAAAGTGGTCTAAAATTACGACAGGAAGAAAAAAGCCAAAACAGTCTTAGACCATGAAATAGAAATACGCTAACGGAGAATCTAGCTTGCCGAGATTTGACGAAGTTTCTGAAGAAAAAAGAAAATCTTGGAGAGCCAATCTATCAAAAGCAGTAAGAAAACGATATTCCGATTATAGCAATCGCCCAAAAGGATATTGGTTAAAAGTTATTTTTTCTAACGATGTAAAGTATTATCCATCTTTGAGAGAAGCTTCTAGATAGTTAGGAATTGACAAAGGAGCTATATAGTATTGCTTTAAACAAAAATAGGGATACTGCGGAAAACTTAACTGTACATTTATTTAGATTTCTGAAGAAGAGTATAAGGAGGCTACAGCATGAAGTTTGACAACAAGACATTTTAGTAGAAGTATGAGGCGTGGAAGAATGGCGCTGATTACTGGAAGGATATTAGAGGAATCAACTTGGGTGGAGACACCCAGGCTGAGGAACCTAGTCCAGAAGAGCAGCAGTAGATTGATCAAAGTGTGCAGTCTATACTTAATGCTTATAATGAAGGAAAGGATGTTAATATAGCTGAAGACATTATTAAGCCATTACCTTTTGATACTCCATTAAATGAAGAGCATCCTATACTTCATAAATATAAAGGTGGAAAAGATGATTCTATTAATACTTTTGTTAACAGAATGGGTCCTCTTGTAGGACAATAGCTAAACAGATACGGTTATGGTGACGCTGCATACTACAATGTAATGCGTTAGCTTGCATACGAATCTAATTATGGTAGATCTAGGGTGGCTAGAAGACAGCATAATTACGGTGGAGTAGGTTGGAATGGTAAGACTTACAATACATATAAGAGCGATGCGGACTTTGTTAAAGACTACGTAAGACTTATGCATACACGATATGGAGCAGCGCTTAGAGCTAAATCCACACAGGATTATGCTAGAGCACTTAAGTAGAAAGGGTATTACGAAGATTCTCTTTAGAATTACTCAAGAAATCTTAATAGCATGAATAGCCTTGTTAGAGCAGCTCGTAATCATAAGAATGCGCATAAGGACGCTTATAACTATAATGTATAGCTAAATGACCTTGAGCAGGATTATGAAGACGCTAAGAATGCTAGCCCTATAATCATCAATTCGCCATCTACAAGATAGCCTAGCACTATTAGAGCAGATGTTCCTACAACTCTACTTGGTCCTACTTAGGAAGATATAAAAGCTCAGCAATAGCGTGATCTCAATAAGTATAAACAGTAGATGTATGATAGTATAACATAGCCTTCACTTCCGAATATATTAAACTTGCTTCCAGCTAATAACTTTGGCAAAGACTCTTATGGATAGAAATTTTGGTGGAGAAAAGGTAATAATCTTAAACTGATGTAATTATGGCACAGATGGAAAGTCCTAAGCGAAAGATGCAGAAGAAGAATGACTATCAGCGTCATAAGCTCTTTCGTAAGATAAAACGTAGAAGAAAAGCATAGGCTGAGGCAGAGTAGTAGATAGCTGAGAAGCAGCTTAGAAAGAAGTTAAAACTGCCTAAGTTTGATAGAGGAGAAGATGAATTGTCTACTTATAAAAAATAGGTAGAAATGTTTAATGATGCAAATTCTGATCCAATATTGCCAGGTAGACTTGTTGATAGAAATAGAGTTGCTGTTAATCCGGAAACTGGTGACGTAATGGAAGTTGGTGGGCACGTCAATTTAGATCCAGTTATAATAACTGGTAAAATGCCTGATAATCTAAAACGGACTATAAATAAAAATATAAAATTAGATAGAATTTAGGACTTATTATATAAGGACAGATTGTCTCCTGTTGATCCTGTTGGTGAGCTTGTTGTTGAATCTGCTGCTATTGGTAAGCCTTTAGAATTAGCCGAAAAAGCGGCTTTGTATGGTATTGGAAGATACGGAGAAAAACTTGGGCTTAAGAAACTATAGGGTTTAGCTAGATAGAAATTACTAGAAAAAGAATTCGCGCTTTCTAATGGAAGATATACTATGGGTGAACCCGTACTCCACAATAAAACAATACGTATTCAGAATGACGACTAGCCATTTATGTTTGACATAGATTAGCCTACTAGTTAGTATATAGGCAAAGATCATTTAAATATTGGTAGCTATATTGGTGAAGGTGGTGAAAGTTTTGTGTATAATACAGCAGGTGATCCAAATACTGTTACAAAAATAAAAGTCCCAATATCTGATAGTATAGAAGATTATGAGGGTTTATAGAGAGCAGTAAGTACAGAATATCAACAAAACAAATTACCGTTCTTTTTTAAATAGGATTATCTTGGATATACTGATAAAAATAGCATTCCGAGTAAAGTTGGAAAAGCTTTTGGAGACGAACAATTTAGAATTGTTACAAAGCAACCGAAGGTTACTCCTTTTTCAAAAGTTGCAGACCCTTGGTTTACATTAACAGAAAACGATGGAAGACAAGGTATATTTAGATATTTCGATAAAGATAAAATATATAATTATTTACGAAAGTACGGAGTCGAAAAGACTAAAGATCCATATATATACAAGTATAAAAATATAACCTTTAGTGATATTCGTCCACAAAACGCAGGTATAGACAAAAATGGTAACTTTGGATTTTTAGATTTGATTATACACGATTATAATTCCGGTAAAGATATTCGCATTAAACCATCTAAGCGTGGCACATTTACTAAAGCAGCCAAATAGCATGGTATGAGTGTTCAGAGTTTCGCTAATAAGGTTTTAAGGAATCCAAGCAAGTATAGTGCAGCTATGAGAAAGAAAGCGAACTTTGCGCATAATGCGTCAAAGTGGAACAAATAATAACATTACACGGGTTCGATTCCCGTGTAGCGTACAACAATTAAAAATATTAACTTAGTTATAATTTAAATTATGGCAAGAAAAAAGAAAAATCCATTAGGTGATTTTGAAGACGCTTTGAGCTCTCTCGGGTTCGGTGGTCAGGAAGGTGGCGACAGCGTTACAGACATCGATAACCAGGATGTGGTTAATCAGGTGTTAGATGACCCTAATGATGATATTGACAATTTAGACAATCCAGATGACGATAAGTCTTCTGAGGATAATAAAGATAATAAGAATGTAACTGGTGATCCTAACGCTCATGATGATGAGACAGAGATCCCAGATAATATTTTAAATAATAATACGTCCGACTCAACTACAGTTGACAACGAATAGGATGACGACAATGATGACAATGATCAGCAGACTGACACTGACGTCGTAGATCCTGGAGAAGCAGAATAGATTGGTGCTTTCTTTGACGCATTCGCTGAAGCTAATGGTTGGAGTGTTGATGCAGACGAGAAACCTAAGTCAGTCGAGGACCTCGTAGAGTATATCAAAGATGTCGTAGATGAGAATTCAACACCATAGTACGCCGATGATCGTATTGCTAGACTTGATCAGTACGTAAAGAATGGTGGTAAATTTGAAGACTTCTATCAGACACAACAGAAATCTATGTCTTACGATAACATAGATTTGGAGGACGAATCTAATCAGAAAGCAGCTGTTCGCGAGTTCTATAAATTATAGGGAATGAATGACGAACAGATTAGTCGCAAGATTGAGCGCTATGAAGATGCTGACATGCTGGAAGATGAAGCAGCTGATGCTGTAAATTATCTTAAGGCGTACGAACAGCAACAGCAAGAGTATATGGCTAAGCAACAGGAAGCTCAAAGACAGGAACAAGAGCAGCAAGCTGCACAGTTCATGAACGATCTTACTTCTAGTATTAATAGTCTTACAAATATTAGAGGTATCAATATTCCAAAGGAGGATAGAAAAGCGTTGTTCGATTATATCACAAGAACTGATGCAGACGGTTTAACAGAGTATCAGAAGGCTTTTAATAATAACCTTGTTAACAATTTGATAGAATCAGCCTACTTCACAATGAAGGGTGATGCTCTACTGGGCGAAGCACAGCGCAATGGTCAGACATCTGCTGCGAGTAAACTTAGACAAATGCTCAAACACCAAACAAAAAATCATACATCATACAATGTTGGGCATGAAAAACAACCTCAGGCATGGGATCTCGCGTCAAAATACCTATGATGAGACAATTAACATATTATGAATAATTCAAGTTCTTTATTAAATAATCTTCAGCTCTACCGTGGTAAGCGTTTTGCTGACTTGGTAGACGAAAACATGATTGCTAACGCAATGCTTACAAAGCCTCATGAAGTAGCAGGCTTGTTGTCATTGGTTTTTGGTACAAAGGATGATGGTATTTCAACTACCATCGACTTGTTAACTGGTGGTCTTGGTTCAACCATGACTATCGAAAACAGAGAATACGAGTGGTCTGTAATGATTGATGCTGATCACGCTGTTAATATCCGCTATGCTAAGTGGAATGGTAAGGAGATTACTCCTAAGTCAATTACAGAAGGTTTGACTCCTGGTATTAACAATACTCCTATTTATCTTGGTCTTGAAGAGAAGTGGTTCGGTCCAGGTGCAATTCTTGCATTTGACAATGTAAACTTCCAGGTACGTGTAAACGGTACTCCATACCAGGATGGTAGCACATGGGTATATGAGTGCTATGTAGCAGAAGGCTTCCAGGGTTCTTATATTCCTTGCGAGTATTTGCTCCCAGGCCGTCAGGTAGACCGTATCGGTTCTGCATACGAGGAGTACAGTGATGAGGCAGATATCATCAACTATCAGACTCCATTTAAGATGCGTAATAGCTTGATGACTATGCGTCTTACTTACGATATCACCGGTGATGCTTACTCTACAGTATTAGCTATCGCTTTGACTGATCCTGAGACAGGTAAGAAGTCTTATTTGTGGTCTGACTATCAGTATTGGAAGGCTCTTCGTGAGTGGAAGAAGAGAGAGGAAAAGCAGTTGCTGTTCGCTCACTCTAACCGTAACGCAGATGGTACTTATAATTTGAAGGGTACTAATGGTCGTTTCGTTCCAATCTCTGCAGGTTTGTTCGAGCAGATTGCTCCAGCTAACGTACGTTACTATACAAAGCTGACTACAGAGTTGTTCGAGGATTACTTGTTCGATCTCTGCTACAATATCATTGGTACTAACGAGCGTAAATTCGTTGCTTTGACCGGTGAGATGGGTATCCGTGAGTTTGACCGTATCTTAAAGGAGAAGGCAGCTAGCTTCAATATGATTGATACACACTTTATTACAGGTTCTGGTCAGGATCTGAAGTTAGGTGGTCAGTTCACAACTTACACTATGACTAATGGTATTGAGTTGACAGTTAAGCGTTGTGCTATGTTTGATAACATGGAAATGTTCCGTCAGCTTCACCCATTGACAGGTAAACCATTGATGTCTTACACATTCTTGTTCGTTGACCTTGGTCGTCGTGATGGTCAGGCTAACATCGTTAAGGTATGTCGTAAGGGTCGTGAGTTCGTACAGTGGTGTACTGGTGGTTCTGTATTGCCAAATGGTTATGCAAACAACATCAATACTATGCGTTCTAACAGCCGTGATGGTTATCAGGTACACTTCCTTGGTGAAGAGGGTATCATGCTGAGAAACCCATTGTCATGCGGTATCTTGTATTGTGATGCCGAAGACCAGGAGACTATTGCAGTCGAGAACAGAGCAGCAGAGCTCGCGTAATTAATAAAATAATATACAATGTTCAACCCCACCCAAAATAGGGTGGGAGCTTGGCATTGCAACAACTAATTGAAAAATTATGGTAGTTGAATTAAAGATCAGAAAGAAAAATCCCTGGGCTGGATTGTTAAAGTATAAACATTGTTTTGATTATATTGCACCTTACTTTACCAGATCTGGGTCGATATACACAGGTTTAACACCTGAGGACGAAAAGAAATTTGAAAAGGAGCTTGGCTATCCAGAAGGCCATCTCGCTAAAAATTCACCATTCTGGAATACATTCTGTGTTAAGGTTGGCTCTAAGAGCACAATTCTTGATGACTCATTCCCACGATAGGCTATGATTATTAAGTTCCTTGAGGGACATAAGAGAGTAGCCACATCGCTTGATAAACTCAATGCTGGTAAGGATTACCTGCTTATTAATAGACAGGCTGAAGCTATTGAGAAGAACAAGATTAACAAGCTTCGTAGAGACGCTATTATTGCTTTTGGCAAGCTTTCTCTCGAAGAGATGCGTAAGTGTCTTAGACTGTTCGGTGTTAGCGCTGACACAATGTCTAATGAGCTTGTAGAGTCTACATTGTTCTCATTGGTTGATAAACAGCCACAGAACTTCTTTACAAAGTGGGTTAATAACAAGACAAAGGAAACAGAGTTCTTGATCGAGAGTGCTATTGCCAAAGGTATTATCCGTAAGGATAGAACACAGTATTACTATGGTTCTGAGATGCTTGCAGACTCATTGTAGGATTGTATTGCATACTTGGACGCAAAGAAGAATCAAGACTTAAAGATCTCGATTATTAATCAGGTCGAAAATAAATAATTAAACTAACGACGTATGACGCATAGTGATATTTATACTAAGTTTATGATTGAATATGACAAGGCAAATATAACTTCGTCATATCCGTCGCTAACTAAATATGAAGTTGCAACAATACTCGACAAAGCCTACTTAGCTCTTATAGCTCAAAAATATACAGGGAACAATCCAAGAAAGTCAGCGTTTGAGTCAGATATGAAAGCAACTGAAGATTTATAGCCATTGATTAATAAATTAACCGCCATTGGTAGTTTATCTGGCGATAATAGCTATACATTTAATACGCACACTATAGATAATCTTATTTTATACATAATTGATGGATAGATTGAAATAAAAGAAAGTATTTCTTCTCATGATAATAATAATCATCAATATGAAAATATAGTATTCGTATCTCATGATATTGCTAAAAAATTTAAGGTAACAAGAACAAATCTACCTTGGATTGAGTAGCCTGTAGGATGCATAGAGGACAACAACGTTGTAATATACGTGGATCCAATGGATGTACAATATAATGGAGCTTAGTCAACAGCTGAGTTTACATATATTAAACGTCCTGCAAAATTTGCTATTGGACAAGGATTGTCAGTAAACGACTACGATTTCGGATAGACTAAATTTGAATTATCTGATAGCATGGCAGAGGAATTAATTAATTTGGCAATTATTATGTCTACCGAGATTGTAGAATCTAGTAGACTTACTACTAAAGCTAATACTAGACCACTTGAATCATGACAAGAGAAGAAACAAGAAAACTTGGTATTGAGTTTGAGCGCAGACTAATTGAAGTATATCCTTAGTTTGCGTCAGAACAAAAACTTAGTACCGATGCGATATATTCATTCTTAAGCGAGTTCTAGACACAGTATGTTAAAATACTGTATTCTACCGAAGACGATTTTCAGCGTGGTACTAGACGAGCTAAAAGAATAAGCGATGTTAGCAGATCGTTAATTAGGCGAGTTAATATAAAAACATCAAATGATGAAGGCTTATATAAACTGCCAGACAATTACGCAATGTACGTAAGATCTGAAAGCATCGTTACAAAAAATTATAAAAGTGATAAGACTTTAGAAAATGGCGTAATTACGCCTAATATACTTGTTAAGCAAGAAGATGTAGACAATGTAATCAATACATATTACAACTACAATGGAATCATAAAGAACCCATTAGTTGTATTCGAAAACACTAGTTATACAAGTAACTAGTTTAAAGTTATAACTGATGCATATACATAGATAGAAAGTGTAGATCTTACATACTACTGCCAGCCTAATGCATTCAATGTATTAAAGTTTAATGATAAAGATCAGTCGGCTGGAGCCGTACATAGCTACTGTTCACTCCCATACTCATGTTTTGAGGAACTTGTATCAGGAGCTGTGGATATGTATTTAACTCAGTATAAATTAAAACTTGCTTAGGGTAATTCTAAACAATCACAACCAAAATAGTAGGAGACTGAGTAATGAGGAATATAGATATTTTGGTGGGGCTAGAAAGAGAGATAAATAAATTTGATAGCCAGCTAGACAAACCATCTACTGACGAATCTTTATTCTGGCTTAATTAGGCTGTTGGTAAGTTTATTAAGCTTAGATTTAATAGTGATCTTGTTCACGGAACTTCGTACGAACAAAATGAAAAGCGTAGAATGGATCTTATTAAACTATACAAACAGAAGACTTATACATCAACAAATATGACTACAGATGAAAGTCAACCGTCATATACATCTTACACAATAATCTATCCAGAAGACTTCATGTTCTCACTCAATGAGGACGTCGTAATAAGCGATCTTGATGGAGATAATAAAATCAATACATGCATGTTTGAGTGCACGTAGGATAGTTTTATGTACAGGGTTAACAACAGTCTTACAGATTTCCATTATAGATTTCATAGGGCTAGACCTCTACGTGTAAGAAACTCTAATGGATGCATGTTGCTTACAGATAAGCAATATAAGATTAGTAAATATTCTTTAGGTTATCTCAGAAAACCTACAGAAATAACACTTGATAATCCTTATGATGAATATAAGGATTTCGAGGATATTATTATGCCTGAGATTATAAAGATTGCCGCTCAGATGTATTTGGAAAACAAAAAAGACGAGCGCTATAAAACTATAACTCAAGAGGTAAATACACAAGAATAATAATTTTAACGTGGAAAGCCCAGCTAGTTAGGTCTAGCATTAATATTATAGGGTGAGTAGAAAAAATTAATTTTAATATGATTACATATGTAAATACAGTCCTTGTTTCTAACAAGAACGGTGAGACACTTGCTACAGCCGAAGATTTGGCTGGCAAGGAAACAAAAGCAGAACTTAAGCCATTGGTTGGTAAGTTTGTATTTATGAACTGCGATCCATCTGCACAGGATGGTACAGCTATCACAGATGTTTATTCTTATGATGAAAACGCAGATCGTTTCAAGATTGGCGTTATTACATCTGATAGTTTTTAGAAGGTTGGTAAGGACGGCACCGTTAAGTTTGTCCCAGTTATTAAGTGGTCAAATATCATCAATGTTGCAGATATCAAGTCTGTAACAAAGCTCGACTATAAGGACGATGCTGAAGATCAGATCACAATAGACTTTACAAACGTACCGACAGAAACACTTAAGGTTCTTGCCCAGGGTGGTTGCCCTGTGGTACTTCGTCTTACATTTAAAGATATGCCAATGCGCTATCGTAAGTGGACAGAGTCTTATAGCTACGTTACAGAAGTTGGTGACGGTGTTGAGTAGATTATCGCTGGTCTTATAAAGGATATTATTCGTGCTCCAAAGCGTCAGAGAGTATACGCTACAACTTCTGAAAATAAGCTCATTCTTACAGCAATGAAGTATGATGACGATGAGTCTAATAGAACAGAAAACGTATACATGAAGGGTCGCTTTGATGCAAATATGTATTGGATGAATCCAGCTGCTCCAGGTTGGGCGTCTAACAACAAATATGATCTTGGTGCAGTTTTCTCAAAGAAGGAAGGTACAACATACCCTGCTTCAGCTAAGCTTGTTCGTGATCGCGAACGTGCATCATTTGACTACCAGGGTGTTTTGCATCGTAGCTGCTGGTACGATCCTCAGCCAGCTATGGTTACAAATATCGATAACAAATACGATGGTATCACAATCGAGTTCGAGAACCAGTATAGAACAGCTGATGATTTATGGCGCAGAACAAAGCAGACAGTTGAGATTTACGCCTCTAATAATGGTGAAAAGTTTACAACTGGTGCTGTAGAGATTGCTGGTGGACTTGTAGAGAAGCTTCAGAATATGATTCAGGCTCGTCAGAACATAGCAAATCCTATTAGTAATGCAAACGCATACGACGAAAAGAAATTTTAATATTTAGCCGGGGTGGGGTAATAAGCCCTATCTCGGCTTTTTGTTTTTAAATACATATCAATATGCAAAAAATCAGAATCGGAAATGATATTAGAATAAATATATCACTTGTTGATAAAACAGAATATAGCGCATCTAATATCAAGAATATAAAATGTTATTTGGTTAATAAAACATTAACCGAGAGCATGAATAAAAAATGCTGCAATAGTTAGTATTTGCTAAATTGGTGTGGATGTCCTACGTATCACGTATTGCCTCATTGTAGAAATAAATTCTACTATAACGGAAGAGATTTTGACTGCAAGTGTGAAATGGATAAATATAGACCTTTGGACAAAACAAAATATCTCATGGAGTCTGAATTAGACGCAAACAATAATGTTATAAACGCATACTTTCCATCAAAAGATTAGATATGTGGAGTATATCAATTAATTGTTGTCGTAGAAACATTTGTTCCTGGTTGGGGAAAAAGATAGCTTAAAACTAATACGATAGACTATGGAGAGATATTTGAAATCGTTGATAAAGGTACAGAGCAGACTGGTGGTATAACAATAACAACTGGAGTTGATCCTTTGATTAATTCTGGATTTATTGGATATTTAGCAGTAAGACCATTCGCCGAAGACGAAGAAAGTGATCAAGATAAAGGATTCGATAGGTCTGACGATGGATACGAAAACCCATCACAGGAAACATATGATAATGTAGGAATACAGAATGTAGACCCTAATTTGCTTCTCGAAGTTCATGATTTATCAAGATTCTCAACTATAGTAAATTATGTAGATGGTCAATATTTGTGGGTAATGTCTAAAAAGCCTATTAAAAACCTTATTGATGGAAGTATGAATAATATACCATTTACTACTGTTTAGTATAATGCTGAAACAGGATATTATTATTATGCAGGTTCTAACCCAGTACTTAAAAACACTATGTCTGGAGGAGTTTCTGTAAAGGCAATATTCTAAAATGACTAATTATGGCAGATATTAAAAACTCGTATATAAGACCAAAGAAAGAGGATACTATCGTATACGGAAGGATCGTTAGTGCGTCTACAGAAGGCGTTGTGGCAGATGCTGGACAAATATACGATGAACAGCTCAAAATTGGTCAGCACGAATTAAATAAGCGAATTATAAAGAGCGGCATTGGATCATTTGCCGGAATACCTACATATACACAAGATATCATAGATAATGTAGACCCTAGTGACATCCCTGATAAATATATACTTATAGCTGATAAGGAAAGTGACCTAAACACAAAACCTTCTAGAGAAGTTGAGGTAAATGGTACGTATGTCGACATTTTGTTTTCTGCCATAAGAGCTTTATAGAGCGAAGTGGCAAAAATAAGGAATACATTTAGATACGGACTCAATTCGTACACAGATGAAAATACATTAATGTCATCTGTGGTAGATGGCATTTCTGATCCAGACGATGAGCCACTGTGGGCGGTTGATAAAGAAGATTTATCATCTGTCACACGTCTTACAATAGGTTAGGGTTGCGAACTTACGCCAGAATCAAACTTAGGCTATGACGAAGAAGGTATAGTAAAGGTTACCGGGGAAGCTACATGGAATGACGATTAGACTGTAAAATAGATTACAGACCCTAAGATTTTTATGTACTTTACTGTAACCAATCCAGATGTAACAATACATTTAACAAATGGAGAAAACCAGACTCGCTTTAATATAAATTCAATAGAGTTACCAAAAGCTGATGCATACAATATAATGGTTTGCATTAGTAGAACGGTAGAAGATGCTGGTAGTAGGTATATATACATTAGTATCGGTGATGCTATTCATGACAAGGTATACAAATAGGGTTATTATTATGATGGTAAGCTAAATAAAATACGAAACGATATCGGATATTCGTATTATCCAGACTGGGTTACGTTTAAAGATACAAACGTTTCCTTGTTTGATATATGCTCTAAGTTCTAGGACTTTTCTAACCAGGTTATTCCTAGCGCACCATCTGAGCAGGATTACAAATATAAAGTATCACACATAACAATTCGTTCCGTAAAATCAGAAGATGTACTTTAGAAGATAAAGAATCAAATTCAGAATAACGAATTAACCTTTGTTGAAAGTACAAAGAATTTATGGATTAAAAATAATGATAAACTAGTTAAAATTGCTGCTGGTGGCGGTACAACACCAGATGACGGTATGACAGAAAGTGAAGTATTAGATTTGCTTAAGAAGCAAGGTATTATTCGCGAGGATGGTGAAGACCTACGAATAACAGACCTTTCAGATATTACATTTATTCACCAAGACACTGGCAAGAAGTACAAGTTCTTTATCAATGAGTCTGGAGATCTTATTAATCAAGAAATTCCTAACGACGAAGATCTGCTTTCTAATAGAGTAATAGCTAGTGGCGTTGACCTTGATAGTTGGAGTGCTAGAGGATTTATCGGCAGACTTAGATTAGCCGAATATAATAAAGCAAACCCATCTAATAGATTATCTGAAACACAAAACATTGGATTATATTCTGACAGAATAAAAATTGGTGCATTCTATGCTCCGTTGGATACAGATATCGTACATGGTTGTACGAGAGCATTTGTCGAACTTGAGAATACATCTGATAGCGACTTTTGCTTATAGGGATGTTATTTACATTATACTAGACCAACGGATGACAAATAGACTGTATATCATTTGCCTCTTACTGGCACAATAAAAGCAGGCGGTACATATGTTATTGCAGGAGCTTATTATGGTAGTAAGAAAGACGAAAATGCTTATATTAAGGTAGACTCATACGATCAAGAGTGGTATGAAGATGGTAAGTTAATTGATTTTACAATCAATACAAGCTCTAGTCTTGGTAATGGTTTTGCTTTAACATATGGTAATGAAGAGCTAACTTCAACAACGTATCTATGGAAAGCTAACGATAGCTCTGTAACTATATTTAATGACGCTAAGACTTACCCTAACTTATACGATCCATCGTTCATTGATGCGATTTATTTCTTTACAGGTGTTATAGATTCTTCGAAGACAGGATATTGGGCAAAGCTTGTACTCGGTATCAAATCGAATACAATGTACAAAAACACATTTGAGCTTGACCCTGCACAGCAGGCCTATCAGTCAGCCAATGTTAAAGATAGCTCTAGAGCAAGATGGGCTAGTACAGCAGATGTTTGGATTGTAGATCTTAGTTCACCAATGATTAGTTTTCCACATTCTAAGGAATAGTATAGTGTATCTAATTTTGCACCAAAGGCATCTTACTTGAATAAGAATGTATGTACAGATAAATCTAAGCTTGATGTAACTAAACCAAATATGGTTACATGTTCATTTGGTATAGACATGCATAAGGATAGAGCATTTAACTGGATCTCTGTAGGATACCATGATGAGTATATCTGGATTAGATAGAAAGGCTAGACGGAATGGACATCTCGATTCGAATCTTATAAAGAGGTAGAAAACGCTACTACATAGGCTACATCTTATCCTAGAAGAAAAGAGTACTCTAAAGATGTTAATAACATCATCTATAATAGAATCGTAAGTAGATTCCCAGCAGATGGCACATAGTATACATCTCATAAATGTATAATTAATGTTGTTAGCTCTGCGGTTACAGGAGGCCCTTAGGTTTGGGAATACGTTGTTGGCAGACCTAATGCTAACGGTAATCCTGGTTCGTATGTATCAGATGTACAGACATTTACATTGTATCCAGAAACATATAAGCCAGTTATTTATCAGACAACCGACCAGTAGGGATTCGATTGGTTACAGTATCAGGTTTGGGCTGCAGCAGCAAACAAGCTGAATGAAAAGATTGCCGAAGACCAAAAGAGTAGTAACATTATTCCTATTGTTATGAATACTGGAGATATGACATAGAATGGAACAAGAATCAATGAATGGTTTGATTATTACAACGCTGGTCATGTTTTGTTCAATAAGTTTGAGCAGATGAATGTTGTTGGCAACAACGACCTCTGCGGTACAAACGTAACAAATCTTGGAACTGGAGATGACCTTGGTAAATCAAACTCATTCTACTTCCATGTGTTCTATTGCTATGATATAGATGAGTCTACATTCGTACCAATTGTTAATGGCAAATATATACCATCTCTGTATTATTTCGAATCAAAGAACTACAGATTCGTTATGATTAATAGTGAAATCACAATGATTAATTGTAACCAGTGGTTTAATCTTAAAGACGGAGAAGACACTGTTAATATTTATACCGGTTACACTATTGGAACAAACCAGAAATATGTTAGCAGTTTTACACCAATCTATACAATGGTTTACAACATGCTTAATACTAGTAAAAAGTGTATAGCTGCTTGTCATGAAATGCCGTTCACCGTTATTACCAATAGCAGTATCGCAACTGGACAGGAACGGTATTCTAGATCACTTGGACCTAATGGTACCGCATTGATCGGTAGTCATTGCAATTAGATTGACAAAACCGAAATTGGTGCTGGTACATATTGGCTTAGTAGACTCCTTGAGTACAAAGGGGTAAAGCTTATGATTGGTGGTCATAAACACACATATGCTTGTACATATCCTGTTAGAGAGTACTTCTTCTTTGGATAGAACAAAAACAGCAAAGACAATTTTGCAGAGTATTCAATGAGCAATACATTGTAGAACGATAATGTTAGGTTTGTTGCAGAGGGTAAAGATTACACAAAATTCCCTTTAACAAAACGAGAGGATGTAGGACAGGCTCCTACTGGCTTCTTCCCATATACAAGTGTACCTAACCTTGAAGGTGGTGTCACTTATTTTATGTGCTAGGCTACAGGATTTAAGCTTACATCAAATAAAGAGCTTCCTTCTGCAAACTAGAAGTTCTCTTTAGCTATACCAGAAACAACAGTTAAGAATGGAAATGATACAGCTAATGCTAATTAGAAATATCCTATGTTTGGAATTATAAGACTCTCAGATTCTGATTACAATGTTGAGCTTGTTAGAATAGCTAACATTCTTACATCTACAGCTAAATTTACACAGTATGATTACTCTACATCTCCTATGAAGTTACAGTACTTTAAGTAGGTTTCTGATAACAACTACGGAGAGTGGGTTGATACAGAAACAATAATGCTTACAGTATGAGATTAAATAACAATTCTAAGATTGTTAGTGATGACGATATAATAATGTCGGATGGCTCTTTGACGCTGTCCGACAAATTGTCGTCTATAACTAATGATGTAAATTCGCTTAAGACAAACGTTAAGTGGATTTATAAATATGGCGGAGTCGGTTCTGGCTCTGGTCCTGGTGGTGGAGGTGGCGATAAACCATTTAGTGTATTTGCGTCGCTTAATGGTATTTAGATTAAGGGTAACAATATTGTTCTTAATGGAATAGATACATATCCACTTCTTATTATAATAAACAACCCAAATGGTGGTAAGTTTAATGTAACATACTCGTACACAACAAAAACTGCTAGTGGCGGAGAAACCACTCAGACGAGAACTTAGATTTTATCTATCGAAAATGCGTTTAGATTTTAGACGAATATTAATCTTAATACAAACGCTACGCTTACTATTACCGTAACAGATGGTAATGACACACAGTAGGTATCATGTCAATATATCGTTACTCCATATTCGTTCGATGTGTCACTTGTTGATGATAAAGGTAAGAAGTATTTAACAGATAGTAATACGTATGAGATCTTTATAGAAACGGCAAGAGATACTGGTCTTAATATAAAGGTTGACTATGTAATTTCTATTTCCGCAACAATAAACTACTCGGCTAGGTTTAATGGATAGGACTTAAGCTCTGGCAGTATTGAAGATCAAAAGGGATCGCTTATATTTCCTATAGATAAGAGTAATTTTACAAACGATAAATCTGGACTTTACTCTGCAGTATTTAGTACGCAGGTTATACCAGATGGTTAGGAAATGATCTCAAATGACCAGACTATAAACATATCTCTTATACCTAACGAGTTGTACTGTTTGATATCTCCAGATGTTGGTGTTATATACAATACTAAACAGACCGAGGGATAGTATATTTACAATCCTGGATATATTCAGTTTAACTATAGAATATATGAAGGTGTAAACAACAACAGAAGTTACAATGTTTTCGTAAAGATTAACGGGGTATCAATGTTCGAAAACGGTCTTACTGTAACAGAGCGTCAATAGAACTCATTTAAGATTCTTGCTACAAAGGCTGGAGAAAACACAATTGAAATAAATGTTTCCAAATACAGTGCTAAATATTATTTCTATGTAAAAGAATCAGAGGATCAGCTTGATTGGTTTGAAAATTCGCAGTAGTGGAGCTAGTACTATTATAGAATCAATACTTGTACAGATAATTTTAAGCAGTATTTAGCTAACACAAGTATATCTTAGACAGTTAACTCTAACGCTATTAGAATAACAGGTATCGAACCTCCGCAGGTTAGTGGTACAGGAAACATTTGTACACATATAGCTATCGGTTTATAGTTTAATCACATAAACTCTGATAATGCTACTATTATAAGTTTGTACAACGAAGGAAATTCTCCAATTATGACGATAGGGTAGCAGATAACAACTAGGGGCAGCTCATTCGTAGATTGTTATGTATAGAAGCAAAACGATGCAGATAAAGATGATCTTACAAAATATCACCTATTGTAGGTTTTCTCAAATTTTGTAAAAAAAGATGGAAACGACTCATACTACGACACTTCTATATATATTGATGGACGAATGGAGGCATCATTCTCTAGCTTGTTCAACGCTCCATTGCTTGTAAAACAATTATAGATAAATCCTGCTAATGTTTATATCAATACAATAGATGTTGATTATCTGCCTGTGTCTGGTATTGGAGAGAACGGAGATTACGACGTATATCAATATTATCTTAAATATAGATCCGAGATAATTCGTGAACAAAACGAAGAGTTTCAGCAAGAACTTATTTTGAAACAATATTTAAAAAAGTTTAATGTTGGAATAGATGGTAGAGTTATTACAGACGGTGCTACAATTAGTGATATTGCTGCAAATACATCAACCCCGGTTCTTGTTATGACGTGCCAAGATAATGGTACTGGAACACCAATGATATAGAGGCTTGAGAAAAACTATGGTGAGGACGGAACCGGTGAAGGATCAGATCTTAATTTCCCTGTATCAATTGAATGGAGTTCTGGAAGATCTGCACTAACAGAAGTTAAGATGCCAGACTCATTTACTAATGCACAGTTTAGAGCGTCGTTGCAAGGTTCTTCTACAAAATTGTATAGAGTAAAAAACTTTACATTAGCAATAGAAAATACCGACCAATCTGAAACTGCTGACGTTTACTTATACTCTCCTAATTTTAATCAAGATAACCCTGATACATTTTTACCAGAAACTCAATTTACATTAAAAGCAGATGTTGTTGATAGCTCTCACTCAAATAATACAACTTGCGGAAAGTTTGTAAATACCGTTTGTGAAAAATTTAGCGACAGCATTAGTGAAGATAGTATATTCAAACCGTACATAAAGAACTGTCTTGAGGGATTCCCTATACTTTTGTTTATGCATATTGTTACAGAAGATCCTGAAACAGGAGATAAAGATGACGTTTATTATTACTTCGGAGTATATAACTTCAACCTTGGTCGTGAAGCATATTTTAATCTCGGTTATAAAGATCTTAGAGTATTTGGTGACAAGACCACATTAACTGGTAGTGGTAAAGACTTTGTGTTCTATAAAATAAACAACGACGATAATGCGTTGAGAGAAGGTCTTGGTGTTGCTGAAATTTAGGGAGGTTCTAACTATTTTGACTTTTCTTAGTATGATCCTACTATATTATTCTAGCAGAACAAAGAGAACGATAACACATATATGTTTGGAGACCTTGTTCATGGATCAAACTTTTCTGAAGCAGAACTGTAGGCATCTATCCAAAAGCTCGTAAAATCAGTAACGCTTGGAGGTGGATATTTGTTTGACTATCTAAAGAAGGGAAGAGGGTCTTATGAAGATGGATATTCTGCAGAAGAACTTGATAAATCTGGAAATAAAACTGGTAAATCGTTAAACATGGTTCCAGATTATACTAAATAGTATCAAAGGAAGTCTGCTGGTTCAAGTTGGAAATATGTATTAAAGAATACAATTAATGCTGGAACACAGAATGATTTAAGAGATCTTTGTATACCAGATATGGATAACAATAAACCATCAGAATTAAACTTCTAGTCAGTATCTGAGTATTATACAATATGTATGGTCCTTGGTCTCGTTGATAGTGTAATGAAGAACCTTAATATTAAGACGTGGTCTGGCAAGAATTCAGCTGGTACAACTTGGGTGACAGCATTCTATGATATGGATACATGTTTAGGCATTAACAATAGCGGTGGTAAAATTTCTTATTTTGCCTTCTCTGACTATTGGTGTGGTCAATTAAAGAAAACTCAAGACGGTGTTGATTATCCAGACAATGTAAATATATATAGAGACTTCTCTCCATCTACACTTGGATCAAATGGATTTGATGTTCCTTCCTCATATTTGTTTGCCGTTGCTAAGTATGCTAGATTAATATTTAAGGACGATGAGCAGTATACAGTTAACTACCCACAGGAATTGTATGCAAAATGGAGAAGCAATGTTACAAACAACAAGACTCACGAAGGTATTCTAAAAAATGCTGATTATTTTGTAGATAATTTCTACGCTAATAATCTCGGATCTATAAACAACCTGCTTGTAACATATAACTATAGATCCAAATATCTAGCACTCGATAGCTCTGGTAGTCAGTGGAATCCAGTTGATTACCAGAAGTTTAATGGAACTAGAATTAACTATGTAAGAGATTGGTTCAATGGTAGATTACATATCCTTGATGCCTACTTTAATCTTAACTCAAATATAGGTGTTCCTATACAGTATAGAGATAGTGACGGACAGTGGAAGGATTTAAATTTAAGTAGTGATCCAAATGTTGAAAACATTGTATACGATTGTACTTATAATGCTGCAAACTACTCTGTACCTATGAATCAAGATGTAATTATCCTTAGAGATATATTCTCTTCTGGAAGTTCTTCTGCTGGTATTCAGCTTGGTGCAAATGCTAGTTTTAAGATCAAGTGTCCTAAATTCTCTCCTTTACAGATTACTAAGGCAAACGCAGTTATTGCAAACTATATAATCGGTGGAGATAACTATCAATAGATCGATATTAAAACAACCGGTGTACAAGGTGTTAAAGTTGGAGGTTCTTAGTTATGGTCTTATCTTGAAAACATAAACTGGATAGAAGGAAATGCTTAGACTGGTTTGTATATTGGATCCGATAAGCTTGAATCAATAAATGGTTCTTCAAATACATTTGGAAGCTTCTCTTTTAACACACTTAGTGTTAAGGAAATCAATTTGACATCTCCTGGATACACTGCCACATTAGCACTTAATGGATCTGATAATTATCCTAACCTAAGCTCCATTAATCTTAGTGGATCAAAAATGGGTTTAACTGCTAATAGTTTAAATGTAACAACGATTAATGTTAACAATATCAAAAACTCTGGAGCAAGTATTACTATAACGAACTGCCCTAATATTACAAGTTTTTCTGTAGATAATAGTTAGCTTTAGACACTTCAGTGGTCATAGATATCTGGGAAGTATAAGAACTTATCATTTGATAACAAAACGAATATTACAAACTTTAATTTAAGCTGTATAGAGGGTGGCGGTAGCTTTACTCTTTCTGGTGACAATTCTGTTGAGACAATAACACTGCAAGGTTTTGAAACAATAAATATAAACAATTGTCCTAAACTTAGAACAGTTACAATTACGGAATACGATAACCATTCTAATGTATAGATTTATCCTAAGAGTATATCTGTAACAAACTGTGCACATAGCAAGCTTTGTATTAAAGATAACACTAGTGCTACGGTTGATAATACAGTAGACTTACATAACTCAACACATCTTTAGTCTGTGTGTTTCTAGGGTAGCACTAATATAAAGTACGTCATACTTCCATCAAATGTTACAGCTGCAAATAGCTGTTTCTACAATGTTACAGGTCTTTAGACTATTGATGCAACATCCCTCTATATTGGGCCACATACGTTCCACAACTGCTTTAATTATAAAGGTTTAAACAAGAGCGGAGAATATACAGGATTGGCAGTAAATTCTAATACAACATCTTTGAATAATGCGTTTGAAAGCAGTGGTGTTGATATTAAATTTGTAGCAAACTTTTTTGCGCATGCAATTCCAGAAAACAACAATGTTACCAACGTCTCACAAATGTTCATGAGAACAAATGTTAGCTTTACACAGAGCGACTACATTAAGTGTATAGCAAATGGTGCGTTTAAGAGCCCTATAGATCTATCAATTTTAAGTAAAGTTACTAGTGCCTATTAGATGTTTTTTTATACAGGCATGAAAGTACACTTTAAAGAGCTATATAATTTTGGTAGTCCATCAGGATGTTCGTATAGCTAGATACTTAATGCACATACATCAAGAATGGCTACAGACTGTTTTAAATACTGTGTATCGAAGATGACCTATTGGGGCGGTGATGATGGTGAAGGTGACTATACATTTTAGATTCCAATGGACCCGGCAACCGGCAATGATATATCTACATCCGAAGTTATATCTGCTAAAGATATATGGAATCCTGATGGTGTGTCACCTAAAAAGCTTCGTGGTATATCAGGTTTTAACATATCTAATTCATACAAGGTTGACTTAAGTGAAATGTTTAACTCTAGTTGGACGTCACTAGTTACTCTGTATTCAAGCTTCATTAATTGCTATAGTTAGAACCTAGGAGGCTTGCTTTATGACTTACCAAATATAAATGAAATCAGAACGTGTTTCTCACAAGATAGCAGAAGTACAGATGATGTTGATTTATGGGAGTTTAT